TTATGCTTTCTTTGCATCCTCAAAAACCTCAGGGTGGGACAAATTTGGGACATCGTCACCCAATATGTCGTCAATTTTCCTCGCGTGCTCTGTCAAATGATTAGGTGCAAGGTGTGCGTACCTACGCACCATTTCGATAGACTCCCAGCCGCCCATTTCCTGAAGTACTGACAGTGGTACACCTGACTGAATTAACCAACTGGCCCAGGTATGGCGGAGGTCATGAAAACGGAAATTTTCAATTCCTGCCCGACGACATGCTGTTAACCACGATGTGTTATAGTCCAGGCGCATCTTTCTGATGCTTGGTGTCATTGTCCCGTCAGGCCTTCTGGCAGCAGTGGTATAAACAAACACCCAGCGGTGATGTTTGCCTATTTGATCACGCAACACCTTGCAGGCAGTGTCATTCAGTGCGACCCCAATAGCGCGGTTTGACTTACTGTCTTCAGGGTTTACCCAGGCAACACGTCGCTGCATATCGATTTGTTGCCACTCCAGATTAATAATGTTTGATCTCCTCAGGCCAGTTGCCAGTGCAAATTTAACTACAGATTTCAGGGGATCAGAACATGCATCAATGAGTCTCCTGGCTTCTTCTTTTTCCAGCCATCTCACGCGTTTGTTTTTTACGGCAGGTATTTTGATTACAGGTGCTTTTTCAAGCCATTTCCAGTCTCGCTCTGCGGCGCGCAGAATAGCCTTGATCATTGCCAGGTGTGTTGCTTTTGTTTGCGTGCTCACCGATTTAGGTATATAGGCTGGTGGTTCTTTCCCTTTTCTTAATGCAGCCTCCACCTGCAACTTCCATCTCTCCTTTGTTTTTCGGTTATACGCTTTGCTGATAACTGAGTAGATCATTGCCTCCGATATATCCTTAATCCTTATTCCCTCGAAATGCTCAATCCAGAATGCGATTCTGGATTTATCGGAATCGATGGATTTCTTGTCGGCTTTTTCCTCAAGCCATCTCAGGCAGGCTTCTTCGAAAGTGACATCTGGCATATCCCCCAGTCTGTCTACTCGCCAGAGTTCTGCTTTTCGCTTGTCGTGCAACTCCTGAGCTTGCCGCTTGTCCTTTGTGCCAAGAGACTCCTTAATTCGCTTCCCGCCCGGGAGCGAGTACGAGGCGTACCATATTTCACCTCTGCGGAAGAGTGACATTTTCTTTCCTCTGTTATGCCATCACCCGCGCTCACCTGGACAGTATGCAGCGGTGAATGAAGTGCTGCAATGCAGGCTTGCCGGGTTGTGAGATAAGGTGATCTTTTACCGGAAGAATTTTTTCGGGTTGCCTGTAGTCGGCCCGTTCGTATCCAGTTAACAGCTGTTGGCCTTGATATCTTGAGAAACTTACAGGCCTCTTTGAGGGTGATACTGTGTGAATCCATATTTTTGCCATTAAAAACCGCCCGAAGGCGGTTGTCAGTTGATTGATGTACGTCGCATTTTTCGAAGGCTGGCAATATGCATTTCCTTCTCAATTTCCGCTTTAATCATGTGTAGTTCGTTGTGGTCGACTCGCTCAAATTCTTCATTAAATGCACCAATTGAAGTGGCTCGGGTTCTGCCGTCGAGTCTTCGGTAGATCACCTGAGTAAGAGTTACCTTGCAGATTTCCACCGGATAGTTGTTGGCATCGACGAAAGATTGCCCGCGCTGGATCAGGACGAACACCGGTAGAATTCCTTAACTGTCATATCATTTTCACCTCGTTGCTACGGCTATCGCCATTGCTCCCCAAATACAAAACTAATTTCAGCCAGTGCTTCGTCCATTTTTTCGATGAACTCCGGCACCATCTCGTCAAAACCAGCCATGTATTTTTCATCCCGCTCGACCACGACATAATGCAGGCCTTCACGCTTCATGCGCGGGTCATAGTTGGCAAAGTACCAGGCATCTTTTCGAGTCACCCACATGCTGAATTGCACCTGGGCCATGTAAGCTGATTTTATGGCCTCGAAACCACCGAGCCGGAATTTCATGAAATCCCGGGAGGTAAACGGACATTTCAGCTCAAGGCCGTTGCCGTCACTGCATAAACCGTCGGGAGAGCAGGCTGTACGCATACTTTCGTCGCGATAGATAATCGGGGATTCAGTAACATTCACGCCGGAGGTGAACTCAAACAGGACTCTGGCGTCGTTCTCGTATTGTTTTCCCCAGGCCAGTGCTTTGGCATTAACTTCCGGAGCCACACCGGTGCAAACCTCAGCAAGCAGGGTGTGGAAGTAGGACATTTTCATGTCAGGCCATTTCTTTCCTGAGCGGGGTTTTGCTATCACGTTGTGAACTTCTGAAGCGGTGATGACGCCGAGCCGTAATTTGTGCCACGCATCATCCCCCTGTTCGACAGCTCTCACGTCGATCCCTGTACGTTGCAGGATAATGTCCGGTGTCATGCTGCTACCTTCTGCTCTGTGACTTTCTGTTTCAGGAATCCAAGAACCTTCACAGCTTCAGCCTGTGTTAGTTCTGAAGATGTGTAAATGTTGCGGCGAAAAATCTGGGAACAGAGCGGCAACAGGTCGTCATCCCACGTTTTTTCCATGGAAGTAAGAAGGGCGTTAATTTCCGACATGGTTTCTTCGTTAACCGGGGTGATGTCGCGTTCCGGCTGACGTTCTGTAGTATATGCAGTATTTTCGACAATACGCTCGGCTTCATCCTTGTCATAGATGCCAGCAAATCCGAAGGCCAGGCGAGCACACTGAATCATGGCTTTGTGCCGTAACATCCGTTTGGGATGCGACTGCCACGGTCCGGTGATTTCTCTGCCTTCGCGGGTTTTGAATGGTGCGCGGCGACATTCATCCATCCACTCGGTAACGCAGATCGGGTGATTGCGATCTTTGCGGTAAATCCGGCATGTACAGGACTCATTGTCCTGCTCAAAGTCCATGCCATCAAACTGCTGGTTTTCATTGATAATGCGGGACCAGCCATCAACGCCAACCACCGGAACGATGCCGTTCTGCTTGTCAGGGAAGGCGTAAATTTCTTTCGTCCAGGGATTAAGGCCGTACTGGTTGGCGACGATCAACAATGCGATAAATTGCGCATCGCTGGCATCACCTTTAAATGCCGTCTGGCGAAGAGTGGTGATTAGTTCCTGTGGGTCGACAGAATCCATGCCGACACGTTCAGCCAGCTTCCCTGCCAGCGTTGCGAGTGCTGTACTCATCCGTTTTATACCTCTGAATCAATATTAATTTGGTGACGGGCGATGGTTTCAGCCATGTAGCGGATGTGTTCTGCCATGCGTTCCTGAAAATCGACATCGTCATCAAATGCACGGGAAATAGCTTTTTTGCTGGCCCCGTGACGTTGCAGATTATCGATGCATAGCGATTCAAACAGGTGTTGGGGCAGACCTTTTTCCAGGTCGTCTGCCAGCTCAGCTTCAGTTTCTTCACGGGCAATTTGCTGGTAGTGTCGTGCCCATGACTGCTCTTCAATGCGATCGGGGATAAGCCAGGCATTCATGATTTATCACCTCCGAAATTTTCAAGCCTGTTGGCAATCATGATGGCGATATCAGGGATTGCTGGCGCTGTGGCTATACATGCGGGGTTGGCGCACAAACCATAGACGGCGGCAATCACGAGCTGTCTTTTCCAGTCGAGAGTTACTGGCTCAGAATTGGCGTCATCGCCGGACGTATCACTGCCTGGCTCGTTCTGAACAACGGTTTCGCCCTCCTGAGCGGCATCAACAGCGTTTTCCTGAATGATCTTCTCCTCAGTTTGTGCTGAGTCTTCTCCATCAGCGGCGTCATTTTCTCCAAAAGTTTCAGCGTAAGTTTCATCTCCCATTACTGGACCACAGTCAGGGCAATGGCCGCCACCGTTCTGACTGCATGTGGTGCAAACCTTTTCCACTTCCTGTTGCATTACTGGCCCTGGCTGTTGCTCTTCTGGCCCGTTTTGTTGCGTATCCGGGCTGTTTTGTCCCGCTTCTGGGGCAATTTGTTCCACTTTGGACTGATTCTGGTCCTCAGTGTCGCGAGTCTGGATCCCCTTAACCCACTTCGGATCAGCAGGGTTACTGATGCCTTCAACGAATTCTCCACGCGAGGCAGCCAGTAATTTGTCGGCATCGACTGGATTTTTTGGGGGATGTTTTCCCTGGCTTTATTGAGTTCCTCCCTCAGTTCCTGGTATTTCGTTTCTACAGATGAGACATTTTCCAGTGATTGCGTGTCCTCATTATGTTTAACTGGAATTTCTTCCACTGATTCAGGCGCTGCCTGTTCATTAGCCATTGTGTCCGATGCTTGTTGCTTTTCTTCATCGCCATGTTTTCCTTCTGCTGTTCCGCGCTGCGGCATCGGTGCTGATGAGCGACCGCAGGCAATTTCCACGATTTCCGGATCCGGGTTAGTGTGATCGGTTTCGGTCAACACTTTGTTGAGATATTCAGTCACGCGTGCCGGGATGGCCTCAATGCCGATTGGTGCTTCTTTCACGGAAGCCACCACAATGGCGCGGGAATAATCCAGCCCACCGGGCATGGCGATAAATTTGTCGCGAAAAACAGAAAAGGGCGGCTTATTCTCTGACACGATTTCTTCAACGCGTTTTGCGTGTGCTGGGTGCAGGTTATAAATATCCACATCCATTGAACGGGCCAGAACGCCGGTGGCTACATCTCGTGCGAGTGATGTCTTATCATGTTTGAATCCTTCACCACGATCGGTAATATTTCCGCCGCCAGCGTTAGCACCGGAAGGCGTACGGGTAATGCCTGAAACATAATTTCCGTTCTGCCATTCTTTTGTCAGCAGGCCCTGATCAAGGTAGTCAGTTTTCATCCAGGTGGAAATGAACTTGTCGAATTCAGCCGGGCTGATGCGATGATTTGCAGAGTGGGGGAATGCTTTCCCTACAGATTCAGCCAGGCGACTAAGGTGATAGTTCGTCAGTTTATCCAGTTCATGATGCGCGGCGCGCACAGCAGTAAGCAGGCTCTGAAGGTAACTGTCCTCTGTGTCCATCTCCATACGGATCACGTTATTGCGTTGTTCTGGTGTGGCATGATGCCGGTATTTTCCATCTTCATCTTTGCTGAATAAGAAGAGGTGAAGGAAGCGATGAGTAAGGCTCAGAGTGGCGACGGGAATTTCACACTCAGAACAGTCATCGTCGCTGTCCGGGGATTCGCTTTTCTCCACATCATCCGGAATAGTTCCGTCCAGGTTATCGTTGTCATCGCCAGCAGTTGTGGCATCTTCACCGTTGATGTTGTCATCGAAGGGGATAGCCATCATGGTGATGCCATCGTTACCGCCTTTTTCATAGCGGTTGCAGAATTCAGTATCAAACACGCCTTCCGGTGGAAGGTCATTCACGACGGGGAAATTTACGCGAACGGGTTTTTTGAAATCATCCTCGTCGTAGCCTGCATCGTCCATGGCTGCAATGCAGCGGGAAACTGCGACAGAAAGTTTTCTGGCCTCGGTCCAGAAAAAACCGCCTTTGATGCCAAGGCGTTTTCTGACTTTATCGTTTTTTGCTTCGCAGTGTAGTGCAAAAGTCTGTTTATCAGCGCTCATTGTATTTAAACCTCTGGCTGGATTAGAATTAGCGGCCCTTTGTCTGATTTCTCCGAATACGGTGACGCAGGGAGAAATCCGGTAGCCTGCGCTGCCGGATTTTTATTTCAGTGGAAGGTTGCCTGGTTTGCTGTTTTGTGAGTTGTTTTTCCCTTTTCGTGCTGGCATTCAGGGCAGTCGCACTCAGAATTTTCTCTTGCAAACTCAAGAGCCTGTGCAAGTGTATGGATTTGTTGTACTCCAATGTTGCTTCTGACAACTTCACGTGCAGCATGAATATATGGGCTTGGTGTTTTGCCATTTAACCCACATAAAACAAAACGACTGTCCTTATATTCGTTATTTCCAACTTCTGTAAGCACTGAAAAAGAAAATACAAAGTCGATTTTGTATTCTTTGCATATTTTACTGATGCGTTCTGCAATTTCTTTGAGTTCATTTATTGCATCAGGACTGGTTTTGGAAAATATTTCATTTTGCGCAAGTTCTTTCATTTTGATTTTTCCGTGATTGATAATTAATGCGGTTTTATTTCGGCTTGTCTGTTACAGATATGGAAGGTGTATTTTATTACTCGTCACAACGACGCTGCTTTTACGGGTAAGCCATCGCGCCCGATGAAAACTTTAATCATGCAGTCGGTAATGCATGTTTTTGTTGTGAAGTTACGAATATAGAGTTTTCTCTTTTCAATATTGTTTGCTGAAGCGATATATGTCCGACCTTCATGAAGAACATAATCGCCAGGCGTCACGCACTGACGTGGTATTTCATCAGTTCCGAAGTGATGAGCAATCATAATTATCTCCATTTTCACAAATGAACTTTGTTGATGCGGTGCCTGGTGCCTCCGGGTGACGTTAACCAGTTAACAACTAACGCCGGGTCAGGGGACGATGACTTTCCGTGACATCCTGTCGGTTTAACTGTTCCGCGTGCGCATAGCCGCATTCACCGCATCACAAAATTCACTTTAAAAAGGGCGGACATCAGCAATCGGCAAACCGATGTCCGCCAAGGGCTACACACAGCAATGTTGTTATTCACAACCGGAAGCGCACGGTCGAAGAAATCTAACGACAAGCCTTCAATGGGTAAGAGTCTTCGCCGTGCACTTTCGTGTTGTACCCTGGCTTTCAGGGTAATGTCTGTTCAGTAAACTGAGAGTGCCGGAACTCACCCGTGTCCGGCGCACGATCTCCACCTCACCCGTGGAGAACTCCTCAACTACAAACCCCGTAAGGAGAGTGAATTTATGACACAAGAAGAAAAAGTGATGTTTCTGATGCGGCTGGCTGTCGATACCTACAACACACAATTCAGGGAGAAAGATATACCTCAAAAGGCAGTTCCTGCCGCGGTAGATAAGGGCGGTGCTATTGCCGTATTTTACGATGCATTTGAATCATTTTTTGATGAAAAACTCGACGCTGTTAGCGACTTCGGAACATCGAGTAATAAATAACGTTCATTACGGTTCTTAAACAACAATCAGTGGGTTTGATGTTGTTCTTTTCAAGCTCACTTGCCATCACTTCCATTATTCTTGCACTTACACGAATTATTTGGTGGCTGTAAGCGACGCAACTGTCGCTGATATTGCTGTTTATTTCTATTACTTCATTTTCACTGGCGGCGCTAAATTTGGATATGCCGTTTCCATTGTCCTGTTTCAGTGCTTTTTCTGCCATCTGGATGCGTGTCAGCGTTGCGGAATTTGGGCTAAGTCGATAAACCTGTCTGGCATCTTCCAGAAGCAGGGCGATAATGTGCTTCAGTTCTGTTTCATTCATAGTTAACTCCGGTAGTTGCAATTTATTAATATCAGGCGGTCAGCTCTTTAAGCTTCTGAACTGCTTTATTCATTTCATCCATACAGTCGATGAATTCGTCCAGTTTAAGCTGCATTTTTCCGGCGGCCTGAAGAATTTCAAGTTTTAAGGGCGCAAGTTTTTTGTTGAATGCATCATCTTCCTGGCGTTTTTTCTCCGCAATTTCGGCGGCTTTCAGCAATTCTTCAGCCTGTTTTCTGAGTATTTCTGGTGAAGGTGAAACTGCTTTGAGGTTATTCATTTCAGGTTCCTGTTGTTGCAGAATTAATTTGTTGCATTCTCTGCGTGAGCGTTTCATTGCAGATTCGCACTTCTTGCAATAAATGGCTCTCCCGTCACGCTTGCTGGCATCTGAATAAAAATCATTGACTGATTTTGTCTGCCCGCATCTGGTACATAATTTTGATTGAAGGTCCTTAATGATTGTGACGTTTCCTTCCCGTTTGGGATATCCATATTTTTTGTGGCGGAAAAAGGTTACTCCGTTACCAGAACCTTCTTTTCTGACCTTAAATACAATGATGCTTTCCCGTTTATCGATAAAATCTATGAGCTGGTTTCTCTCCTTTCCTGACAGTTCGGCAAATGTCTTAACTTTTTTAGTAACTTCCGTAAGGCGAACTCCATCAGGCATTTTTTCAACGAAGTTTTTAATCTCTGCAAGCGGACGCCATAATTTTTGCGGCAAAACTGAAGGCGTGGTCATCAATCACCTCGCCGTCAGTTGTTTTGATTTCCGGTAGCCTGCCGCGTAAATGGCTACGTTTGGAAGACATACACCAGTTTCTGGTTGCTTATGTCCAAACTCATTCGCGTACACAATGGCTGCTCGCTCCAGATTGCGTCTGTATTCTTTCTGTTGCCAGATCACGTCCTGTGCCATGAACTTAATTGGCTTAGCGTCTTCTATGCGCTCAGGCGTTTCGTGAGTACCTTTAGCCTGAATCTGCGCTCTGCTTAGAGTAGGGCGGTGTAATACTTCTGAACTTATTGCTTCTTCGCGGGCCAGCACGCCGTTAGCTAATGCCTTTGCCTTTAAACGCTCACGACGATGAGAGCGTGAATTGCCTTTGAACTGAGTTCTGCGTGTCATATAGACCTCCTGATGAACTTTGGTGGTGTGGTAGGTGGGAGACCCATTTCGACCTGTTTCGGCCTACTTCAATTCGGCAATAGTCCCGCAGGCCCCGCCGCTTTACGTGCGACATATTCCCGTCCATGAACCCTTCACCACACCCCAAAGTTCACTTTGGTTATTGCGCTTTGTCAGCGCCGTAGATTCATATTTGAATCGTTGTATATTCACCGCCCTGGTGAGTAGTGCGTCCTGCTGATGTGTTTAGTATCACCGCCAGTGGTATTTATGTCAACACCGCCAGAGATAATTTATCACCGCAGATGGTTATCTGTATGTTTTTTATATGGATTTATTTTTTGCAGGGTTGAGTGGCTTGGGAGGTGATCGAGAGATCTGAATTGCGATGTTTAGTGAGTTGTATCTATTTATTTTTCAATAAATACATTTGGTTATGTGTCTTTAGGTGGGGGGTGAGGCAAAGAAAACCCGGCGCTGAGGCCGGGTTTTTCTAGGCTACCAGAGACTCAATCCAAGAGTCTCTGGTATGGAATGGCAACACTCGTGCGGTATCATTAAATAGTAGTGATAGTTGCTGTAGCTCAGGTGTTAACCCATCGCTGTCAACTATTACAAATCTATTGTTTATGTCAGGAACGACCTGACTTAAGTCAACAATCTTCCCAACTGTTGAGTGGGCAGTATTCCATCCCTTACTGCTGGCAAGGCTTACCGTAAACCCGCGTTTTGGTGGTATTAGTCGAGACTCATTCCTTAGCGTTAACGGAACAGTAATGTTATGCCCACTAATACCTTTCACTTTTTCCTTTAAGGCTAGTCGCTTCCCAAGCCCTGCTGATTTTAAGTAACTGATTACACATTTTTCGAACTTATCGTCTTTGACCTCAGCATACCAATCAGCAGTTTGGGCGGATGCAAGAATCCCACCACGAATAACATTTGCAGTTACCTGTCCAACGGACGACTCATCTGCCCACGCAGATATCTCTCCAGAGTCATTTAATGAAATTCCTTGCGAAGCGAGTGATGACCTGATCAGATCAATTTTCTTTTTAGTCAGGTGGATGCCGCGTGATTCAATATTCATCAATGTATCGCAGTAGTCTGTAACCCTATACTGACCACTCATCTCTTGAACGAATACACTTATCTGCTCACAATCATCGTAGTATGTGAATGGACTAATAACGCGCAGCAACGTGTCGCTCATTGGGTGGCATTCAAACCCGAGCTTAGATATGACTGTTGAACACGTTACATTTCCCATGATAACTGACCTGATTTATCTTGATTAGGTAAAGGTGGGCTGCCTTCATATATGATATTAAGCGCCTCGCAAAAATAATTCCAGTAGCCAAAAAAATCATCTGGCTTGATGTTCGTTTCAAGCTTAAGTGCAATTTCTTCCCCAGCTGATTCGAAGTACATGTGATAGTGAGGACCTCGAGCCACCTCAACAAAATCTGGATGGTTCACTATAGATTTATTACGGTGTGGCTTGTTATCCGCAGGGTACGGATCAAGCGCGTAAATGCGCCTGTCATGAAGAAACATCACAAATGAAATCTTCACTATATCCACCCCTTCAACGATAGGAGGACGCCAGTGAAGCATAAATCTTATGCCTGTGATTGGGTTGCCAATTTCATCAAAAGCTTTGAGATCCAATTTAAACCAGATTGGGGTTCGTCCCTCACTTCCGGTCCATGTAACTCCGCTAAAAGTTACTTTTTTCAAGCGAGTAATAGCTTGGTCAACCTCTTTCTGGGTAGGCTTAAAGTCGCCTTTTTTAGCCACTGATTCGTATCACCATGAAAGCTATTGTTAATACCTGTGCTTCTTGTCACCCAAACGTCTCTTCAGGCCACTGACTAGCGATAACTTTCCCCACAACGGAACAACTCTCATTGCATGGGATCATTGGATATTGCGGGTTTAGTGGCTGTAGAAACATCTGACCGCTATCCCTGATCAGTTTCTTGAAGGTAAACTCATCACCACCAAGTCTGGCTATGCAGAAATCACCTGGCTCAACAGCCTGCTCAGGGTCAACCAGAATTAACATCCCGTCAGGAAAACTAGGTTTGGATCCTGTTGGCGCGGTCATGGAATTACCTTCAACCTCAAGCCAGAATGCAGAATCACTGGCTTTTTTGGTTGTGCTTACCCATCTCTCCGCATCACCTTTGGTAAAGGTTCTAAGCTCAGGCGAGAACATCCCGGCCTGAACATGAGAAAAAACAGGGTACTCATACTCACTTCTAAGTGACGGCTGCATACTAACCGCTTCATACATCTCGTAGATTTCTCTGGCGATTGAAGGGCTAAATTCTTCAACGCTAACGTTGAGAATTTTTGCAAGCAATGCGGCGTTATAAGCATTTAATGCATTGATGCCATTAAATAAAGCACCAACGCCTGACTGTCCCATCCCCATCTTGTCTGCGACAGATTCCTGGGATAAGCCAAGTTCATTTTTCTTTTTTTCATAAATAGCTTTAAGGCGACGTGCGTCCTCAAGCTGCTCTTGTGTTAATGGTTTCTTTTTTGCGCTCATACGTTAAATCTATCACCGCAAGGGATAAATATCTAACACCGTGCGTGTTGACTATTTTACCTCTAGCGGTGATAATGGTTGCATGTACTAAGGAGGTTGTATGGAACAACGCATAACCCTGAAAGATTATGCAATACGCTTTGGGCAAACCAAGACGGCTAAAGATCTCGGCGTATATCAAAGCGCGATTAACAAGGCCATTCATGCAGGCCGAAAGATTTTTTTAACTATAAACGCTGATGGAAGCGTTTATGCGGAAGAAATAAAGCCCTTCCCAAGTAACAAAAAAACAACTGCATAAGTAACACCGCTCTTTTCACAATGGACATTCGTCCTACGTCGCTGACAAAGCGAGTCCCAATATATCTGACCAACTAAGGCCATATGCGTTTCCACGCATACCTTTCAACTAACTATTCACTATTGGAAATCTTAAGAAATGGAACAAACAAGTTACAGCAAACTATCACAGCGCGATATCGATCGCGCTGAAACGGATTTACTTATCAACCTGTCAGCTCTGACGCAAAGGGGACTGGCGAAGATGATTGGCTGTCATGAATCGAAGGTCAGTCGTACCGACTGGCGATACATCGCGGCGATTTTATGCGCGTTTCAGATGGCATCTGATATCAGTCCGATCAGCCGGGCTTTCCAGCATGCCATTAACGTTCATGCAAATAAAAAACGTCCGGTTGGGGCCGGACGTTCTGAGCAAATCCTGATGAATATCTGATATTCAGGCAGGGCATGGAGCAATACACGGGAATAATTCTGCCACATCTGGAAGAATTTCGCCAGCAACAACACCAACCGCAGCAGCCTGAAGCCGATTGGGTTAACCCGGAGATACCGGGACCGTCTGTGAAGATGTGCAGTCACACCAATGTGCAGTCACACCAACCGCAGCAGCCTGAAGCCGATTGGGTTAACCCGGGAGATACCGGGACCGTCTGCGGTATGGAGTAAATCTTGTATGCGAGGGGACTATGCGTAATTACGCAACAATTTCACCTCAGTTCTGGTTAGGCGAAACAGGGAGAAAACTAAGGAAGTCTGGTCCGGAATGTATGGTAGTGGCGTTGTATATGATGACCTCGCCTCATTCCAATATGCTGGGCCTTTATTACCTGCCTGTTTTGTACATTGCTCACGAAACCGGACTTGATCCTGAAGGGGCTTCTAAGGGGCTTCAAATGGCTTGCGAGGCTGGTTTTTGCAGCTATGACCATGATTCTGAGGTTGTATGGGTGCATGAAATGGCAGCATGGCAGGTTGGTGAATCGCTGAAACCTGGCGATAACCGTTGTGCTGGGGTAAGAAATGAATATTCCGCGTTGCTGGAAAATCCTTTTTTATCATCCTTTTATGATAGATATAAGGATGATTTCCACCTGGATGTCAGACGTGAATCATGTCGGAAAATTGAAGCCCCTTCAGAGCCCCTTTCAAGCCAAGAACAAGAACAGGAACAGGAACAGGAAAGAGATAAAACCCTTCTGGTCCATGGCGAAAAAATCGCCACGGACCCACAGGGGATTCTTGCCCCGTTCTGACTGAGCGTCCAGGACCAACTGGCACGACACCGGAAGCAGATTCCGGGCGTTGTGTGCAGCAGGTGCTGATCGTCGAACCGGAGCAACAGCACCAACCGCAGCAGCCTGATGCCGATTCCGCGATGAGCGGGAAGCCGATTGGGTTAACCCGGGAGATGCCGGGACCGTCTGCGGGACGAGTTGATTATCCTGACGTGTTCGAACGGGTCTGGCGTGAATATCCGCATCGGGCAGGGTCAAACCCGAAGAAATCCGCGTTCAATGCCTGGAGGGCCAGATTACGCGAAGGGGTGTCACCGGATGTCGTGCTGGATGGCGTGAGGCGTTACGCAAGATACCTGGAGGCTACCGGGAAAGCGGGAACTGAATTTGTTCAGCAGGCATCGACGTTTTTTGGCCCGAACAGGAATTTCGAAAATCCGTGGTCGCTGCCGAAGGCTGGCGCAGTCAGCCTGCGTTGCGTGAATCACATTTCTGAACCGGACACCGAAATTCCGCCGGGTTTCAGGGGGTAATCAGCCATGAAAAACATTTCGACTGGAGGGATTCTTGAACGGGTGCGCCGTCTGGCACCACCGCACGTGGCAGCACCGTTCCGGACGACCGACGAATGGCGGGAATGGCAACTGGCTGAGGGCCGTAAGCGCAGCGAGGAAATTAACCGCCTGAATCATCAGGCGCGGGTTGAAAAAATCCTGAACCGTGCGGGCATCCAGCCGCTTCACAGGAAGTGCTCATTCGGGAACTACCGGGTGCAGAACGACGGTCAGCGCCATGCTCTGAGCCAGGCGAAATCCATTGTCGATGAATTGATGACCAGTTATACAAACTTCGTGTTCAGCGGGAATCCGGGAACCGGAAAAAATCATCTGGCGGCGGCTGTGGGTAATCGTCTGCTGAAGGCCGGTAAATCCGTGATAGTGGTCACCGTGGCGGATGTGATGAGCGCGTTACATGCCAGCTATGACGACGGACTGTCAGGGGAAAAATTTTTGCGTGAACTGTGCGAAGTGGACCTCCTGGTTCTTGACGAAATTGGCATCCAGCGTGAGACGAAAAACGAGCAGGTGGTACTGCACCAGATTGTTGACCGCCGGACGGCATCACTGCGCAGTGTCGGGATGCTGACAAACCTGAATCATGCCGCAATGAGCACGCTTCTTGGTGAGAGGATTATGGACCGGATGACCATGAACGGTGGTCGTTGGGTGAATTTTAACTGGGAGAGCTGGCGGTCAAACGTTGGACGTCAGGGTATGTGAGAATTTTTGACGAGGTAAATTTTCGATGGAAACCGTATTGCATGCACTGAAAGCGATGGGAAAAGCCAATTCTGTTGAACTGGCGGCGCGGCTTGATATCAGCCGTGAAGAAGTTCTCAACGAACTGTGGGAGCTCAAAAAAAATGGCGTTGTTGATAAAACGGGTCACACCTGGTTTCTGGCTGTCGAAGGTGAAGCCGGGGTAACCGAAGAGCGGCCAGTAAAATCTGAAACACAGGATATGCTGACCGAAGAGGTCGCTCCAAAAGTTAGCGCTGACATGATGATTGAGTTTATCTCTCAGGAGGGGGCTAAAACCTGTGAGGAACTGGCGGGGAAGTTCGGTGTCAGCACTCGTAAGGTTGCTTCCACGTTGGCGGTGGTAACAGCAACGAGACGCCTGGTACGCGAGATCAGCAACGGAAAATTCCGTTACAAAATGCCTGATGTCGAAAACGGCGATTTGAGCGCCTTATCATCGCAGAATAAGCAATCACACCATGACGCAGAAAACAGCGCGGCAGGCGATGAAATGAATCGTTTTCCGTTGGCATCAGAGAGCACGGCAAAGGCCAGTACAGATGAGTTTATCCGAGAAGTTCCATCATTCACCGAAAAATCTGCCAGTTCGGTGATGCTTCCATCGCTGCATGCTGCCAGTCGAGAACTTCGTCGCGCCAAAAAACAGGTCCAGAAGTGGGAGCGAGTCTGCGCCGCGCTGCGGGAGCTGAACAAGCACCGGGATATTGTTCGACAGATTGTCGATTCATCCGGTCGTATTGTGTCGGAAAAGTGATTGCCGGAGGCGCTTATGGCGAAACCTTTTACACACGAACAGCGGGAAGAACTGAAGGCACGAATTATCGGATTGGTACGCAAAAATGAACGCATGACGATATCGCAACTGGAGAGAGCGACGGGAGCAGGCTGGCATTCAGTCAGACGTTGCCTTGTGGATGTACTGGCTTGTGGCGATTTATACATGTCCGGTAAATACGGTGTTTTTGCATCAGAACAGGTGTATCGCGTATGGCGTAAGACACCGGAGAAAACAACTGACCAGACATTGATTCGAAAGTTACCAGACGGAGAAATTCGCCGCTACGATAGACGCCTGAACATAATCTGTCGCGAGTGCCGGAATAGTGAAGTTATGCAGCGCGTGCTGGCTTTCTATCAGGGGAATTTTCAGGAGGCGGTACTGTGAGTAAATTAGCTATCAGGCTTCAATTGTCGCTGGCATTCGCATCAAAGGAGAATGAGATGACCACTTTTACAAAAGAGCAGTTAATCAGTCATGTTAGTGAAAATGTAAAGGCGATGAAATTTGCAGTAAAACAGACAGCATTCAAAAATTCTCTCGAGGCAATTGAGTTGGATTTAGCACTGGCCCTTGTTGCTCAGGCTTCGCTGGAAGCAGAGCCCGTGCTTTATATGAATCGATTTACCGGAAAGACATTCTCACTGGAAGAGCAACCCGGTGCTGATAAGGAACCGGAAATATACGTGCCGCTATATGCTGCCCCGCCAGACAGCGCCGCCATGCTTCAGGCTGGAAACTTTCGGGAAAAGAAGGGTTCGTCAACCAATAATTTTCGGGAAATCTCGGAAACGTCAACCAACCATCCGGTAACTCTGGATGGTTGGATAAGCTGTAGTGAGCGAATGCCGGATGACGGTCAGCACGTAATTATTTTATGTGATGGCGCATTCGTTCTTTATGCGCAATATCGAGACGGTGAGTTTTTTGATGTAGTCCGTGATGGTGATGAATTTTTCGAAACACAGAGCCGCAATGTAACCGACTGGATGCCGCTACCAGAACCGCCGCAGGAGGTGCGCCAATGAACTGGCCTGAAGCATTTGCAATTACAGGCGTTGCTATGGCTATCACTTTTTTAGTATATGTTATTTGTCGGTGGGGGTAAAAACGTTCGCCGGGATTAACACCAAAGGAGGGAATATGTCGGATGATATATCACTGGCAATGGAAGGTGCGCTGGCTGTTATTGCTGTTGTGGGCGTTTACTGCCTGGTTGTGTTTTTGATGGATCGACTAGGGAACTGAATTCATTACGATATGGGAATTCCCATATCGGGTAAAAACGGTTTGCGGTAAAGCGAGAGTTAAGTAGAATTGCTGCGGGTGCTTGAGGCTGTCTGCCTCGGGCATGCCACCGTAAGGCAGACAGAGAAAAACCCCAGTTAACATTACGCGTCCTGCAAGACGCCTAACATTAATCTGAGGCCAATTTCATGCTAGACACATGTAGGTTAGCCTCTTACGCGCCGAAAGGCAAGGAGAAGCAGGCTATGAAGCAGCAAAAGGCGATGTTAGTCGCCCTGATCGTCATCTGTATTACCGTCGTAGTGACGGCACTGGTAACGAGGAAAGACCTCTGCGAGGTACGAATCCGAACCGGTCAGACGGAGGTTGCTGTCTTCACAGCTTACGAACCTGAGGAGTAAGAGACCCGGCGAGGGAGAAATCCCTCGCCACCTCTGATGTGTCAGGCATCCTCAACGCACCCGCACTTAACCCGCTTCGGCGGGTTTTTTCACTTACTGTGGTTGTGAATACGATTGGTATTAGGCTATGCTAACAACATTAGCCTGACTAATTTTGTATTGACTTGATTTTTGTTAAAGAACAGGACGGAGAAGTAAGGGTACACCCAATGAGCTACGCACTAAAAAAACACCCGCGATTGACTATTCCCCCTCGCGATAAAAGCGTTGTGGCAGCTCCGCGCCCGGCTATCGATGAAAATTGCACTCATCGTGAGCAGGTGAAAAATGCTTTCGATTTCGGTTTTTCTCGTTACGAGAAGGCAATGGAAGAACTTTCAAAAGTGTAATGATGGGTATTGTGCTCTATGGCTGAGATTGTTGAAGGAGTGCACTACCTTTCGTTTGATGATCTTACCGAAATTAATCGCCTTTTAATTGAGCTTCAAACACCAGATGAACCTGTTAGTGTGCTGAGTGTTGATAATTTAAGTTCTTCTCAGTCTCGTCCCAGCATGGTTCGATGGTATGAACAGACTAATGACATGTTTGTACTGGCATCAGTATTGATTGAAAGTCTGATTCAGAATCATCCATTTGCTAATGCAAACAAACGAACAGCTATGATGGCTGGTTATGTCTTCTTGTTGTTGAATGGCTATGAGTTAACAGCACCAGGCGATGAAATCGTGGAAATGGCAGAGGGACTGGCCTGCAAAACCTATACTCGAGAAGATCTCGAGAACTGGTTGTGTTATTGGTCTCGTGCGTATGACAGCCGGGAATTATGTAAAACAGGCGCAACTATTGTTTTGTATGAAACTATCAAGCTTAAAATAGAACAGCAAAACTAAAGGTGCTTCTAATGAAAACCCGCTTCGGCGGGTTTTGTTGTATTGGAGTATCATGATATTACCTGGATTCCGTTTTTCTCTACGACTGAAAGAAGGCGAAGAGCGGCACCTCCCGGCCGTTTTACACCACGTTCCCAGTCTGATATCAGGTTTTTACTGACGTTGAGGTATCTGGCAAAAACAGGTTGAGACAGATGCTCTCGTTCGCGCAGTGCACGGATCCTTTCCGGAGACATTACCGGCGCTGGCTGGAGACAAGTTTCATCGAATTCTCGCATAGTCTGTTTCGTTACTGCGCCGATATCATGAAGCGATTCCATCATTTCATGTACGGATGCAAGCGCATCACTGCGGTAATTTTTACTCATTGGGTACCTCCGTAAACTGACCCTGTAGAATCAGTTGTGCCAGTTGTTCATCTGTTAGATTGAGTACGTGAGGAGCCCCTTCCGAAATGCACTTTCCTCAGTAGCGGTTATATTTTCACGTTCATTTTTTGCGTATGCATATACGAAAAAGGCCCTTGTGCCGACGCGATAGAAAATGATTGTGCGATAACCGCCAGATTTGCCGCCACCGACTCGTGGCAGACGTTGCTTGATAACGCCGTTACCCAGGTTTGCTGAGATAAGCCCGTTATCAGCCTGTTTAACAATTTCGCGCAGTGATTGGTCGGATATTTTGTTTTGCGTGCAAGTCGCTCAAACCAGGCGTTTTTAAAAATGCGCATTTTTTGTTCCGTTATTAATGTATAACACATAGTGTTACATTGCGTAGGGATCTGCAATGCCATCAGTTTGACAACGTCGCGTATCCGGGATTATATTCATCGCACGCCAGCAAAATCTGGCGTCGGGATTAGGAACCCCGGATAGAAACCGCGACAGAGACACGCCGCGAGCGTGTTTTTTATTGTCGTATGCACACGCACATCTGAATTATGGTGGGGCGTATAGGGGAGCTGAAAAGCTCGCCGGTTGGTTTCCCGGTAGTTCCTAACCCTGTACGTCTCGCCACCCGATGATTAGGAACCTGACGGTGGTGATAGTTTAGAAACCACTCGAGGGCGTCATTATGACAACTCAAGTTTCTGTTGAAACACTCTCCACGATTACTTACAAGCAGATCCCCGTTATCACTACCGAACTTTTGGCGCACCTTTACGGCACAGAAGCTATTCGTATTCGCCAGAATCACCACGAAAACAAAGGTCGTTTCATTGAGGAAAAACACTTCTTCAAACTTGAAGGTGAAACTTTACGTGAGTTCAAGCACAGAGTAGCTTTTAACTACTCTGTGAAAATTGCCCGTAACGTTCGCTCCCTCATCCTATGGACAGAACGCGGCGCAGCCCGTCACGCAAAAATGCTCGAAACTGATCAGGCGTGGGAGGTATTCGAAAAACTGGAAGACTGCTATTTCAGCCAGGGAAAAACAGCACCAACCGAACAGCAGCCGCAGATTCAGCCACAATTCACAGCCGAAGAAATCATCCTCCTTTGCTACATGCAGCTCTGGATGGAAAAAGCCCAGGACCTCAGCAAACACCTGTATCCCATTATGAAAGAGCTGAACTCCTCATACACGAACAAGCTGTATGACATTGCGTTTGAGACCATCTACATGGTGACGAAGAACAGAGACGCGCTACTAAGGGAGGTAACACGTCTCGACATGTCAAGTTCCATTATCCAGCGGGCCATGCCAATGCTGAAAAGCCTGCGGGCAAGACAATTTGAATTCTGAAACTAAAGGAGCTTCGGCTCCTTTTTTGTTGGGAAAATCCAGTGAGAGGGAATAATGAACCAGACTATCTTCCTCCGAAGTAAGCAGCAGCAACAATTCGCCATTAACGCCATCCTTGCAACAACTCTCGATAAAGACAAACCCGTTACGATCCGCATCACCGATTACAAGCGGAATCTCGATCAAAATGCCAAATTTCACGCGATGGTCGCTGATATCTCCCGACAGGTTCAGTGGTGCGGCAGATGGCTAAAACCAGAACAGTGGAAAGTTTTGTTAATCAGCGGTCATGCCGTGGCTACAAAACAGGAAGCTGATGTTTTGCCAGGTCTTGAAGGTGAATACGTCAATATCCGCGAAAGCAGTGCGCAGATGAGCGTGAAGCGTATGGCAAGCCTGATTGAGTACACAACTTCCTGGGCTGTGGAGCAGGGTGTCAGATTTACCGACAGGAGGTATGAATGAGACGACAGCGACGAAGCATTACCGATATAGTCTGTGAAAACTGCAATTACCTTCCAACGAAACGCTCCCGAAATAAACCCAGGCCAATCCCCAACGAATCTGATGTAAAAACCTTCAATTATACGTCTCACCTGTGGGATGTCCGGTGGCTCAGACGTCGTGCAAGATTTAATAGTCACTCCGGATAGTTCAATGTACGAGGAATAAGATGATGGCAAACCTACGCAAAGAAGCGCGCGGCAGAGAATGCCAGGTACGGATTTACGGCGTATGCAATGGCAATCCTGAAACGACAGTTCTGGCACATTACCGGATGGCTGGAATTTGCGGAACGGGAATGAAGCCTGACGACCTGATCGGTGCATGGGCTTGTAGTGACTGCCACGCGGAGATCGACCGACGCACCCGAATTCTCGACAACAACGACGCCAGACTTTACCACCTGGAAGGCGTGATCAGGACGCAGGCGATATTGCTGAAGGAGGGGAAGATTAAGTCATGAATGAATATGAGTTTGTGCTTCCCTGGCCGCCGACGGTGAATACCTACTGGCGAAGACGGGGAAGCCAGTACTACATCAGCGATAAAGGCCAGAAATACCGAAAAGACGTACAGCAAATCATCCGGCAACTCAGATTAGACATTTTCACTAAATCACGACTTCGCATCACAATTATTGCTGAACCACCAGATTCCCGCCGTCGCGACCTCGATAACATCCTGAAAGGTTTACTCGACTCTCTTATCCACGCCGGATTTGCGGACGACGACGAGCAATTCGATGACATTCGCGTAATTCGCGGCGTGAAAGTGCCTGGCGGTAGAGTGGGGATAAAAATCACCGAACTGGAGAACATTTGATGAATGCTAAAATTCAAACGATACCTGAATTACTGATCTGCACCAGGGGAAATCAGACAGAAGTCGCCAGAATACTGAACTGCAATCGTGCTACAGTCAGAAAATACATTGATGATAAAGATGCGAAAAAGCACGCCGTCGTCAATGGCGTCCTTATGGTTCATCGCGGATGGGGTAAAGATACTGATGCGTGATATCCGGCAGGTTCTTGAGCGCTGGGGGGCATGGGCGGTAAATAACTATGAGGATGTTACATGGTCGCCCATTGCTGCCGGATTTAAGGGACTGATCCCCGAAAAAGTAAAATCACGTCCACAGTGCTGTGACGATGATGCGATGGTGATATGCGGGTGCATAGCCCGCCTTTACCGGAACAATCGCGATCTGCATGACTTGCTGGTTGATTACTACGTGTTGGGGGAGACGTTCATGGCGCTGGCACGGAAACATGGGTGCTCTGACACCTGTATAGGTAAACGCCTTCACAAAGCGGAGGGGATTGTTGAAGGCATGCTGATGATGCTGGGAGTGAGGCTTGAGATGGATCGGTATGTTGAGCGTGAATTGCCGGGAGGGAGAAGCTCTGTATTTTATCAGCGAAAAAATAGTTTACGATCGTAAAAATCTGCATATCATGATAAGAGTGGTTACATTGCCACGCAGCCGAACCCGCCGATGCGCGGGTTTTTTTGTACCCAGAATCCTGTGAGCTATACGGAAAGTACACAGAAAGGAAGGTACGACCGCAATTAATAACAAAATCTTAAAAATCTCATATGGCACTATTAGTTTTCTAAATATTGTATATTTTAAGTATTGCAGGATAACCCTGTAACGAAGTTTGCGTAACAGCATTTTGCTCTACGAGTTTGCCAGCCTCCCCTGGTGGCTGGCTTTTTTTGTATCCGTTCAACGGGAATGTTACATACCTCACAATTAAGTCAGTTGAATGTTGTCTGCCCGGATGAGAATTTGTTAGAAAAAACTGCATGGTGAATCCCCCTGAGCGGAGGGGCGACTGGTGACGGTATAATCTCTGATTATCAAAACGAGAATGACGCGGGTTTAGTGGCACCGGGCTGAACTCACCGGGAGGCACCCGGCACCATGCAATGGCACATAGCGCCACTCTCCAGCCCCTCTCCGGAGGGGCTTTCTTATGGACAAAAAAGCCCGCGCTGGGAGACGCGGGCGGCAAGGAATGAACAATGAAACGTGAAGTAATATTTCAGCTGGCGAATAATACCCCATAGTAATCACTCTGCGCAACTGCGCGACCTTTTTCGAATTGCGGGCTGTAGTCTCCCTTCTGCCATTGTCCTGTAACTTCCGGACTTCAGCCCGCTCCTTATTTTACTCACAATATTATCCCGGCCGGGAGGATTCATGGCATTTAAACACTATGATGTTGTCAGGGCGGCGTCGCCGTCAGACCTTGCGAAACGAATAACTCAAAAACTGAAGGAAGGGTGGCAGCCTTATGGTAGTGCGCTGATTTCGACAGCTGGTTATGGTGCGGAGTTCATCCAGCCAGTTGTGAGTGAGGGGAGCATCTCATCACCAGAGGAGCCAGGCAACCGTCCGACGACCTCAGCGCCTTCTGTTGCGCCAGAATATTACTATGTGATCGCGCTTGCTGGTCAGTCCAATGGTATGTCATACGGTGAGGGACTGCCATTACCGGATACATTCGACAGCCCTGATCCACGTATTAAACAGTTAGCGCGTCGCAGTACGGTGACACCGGGCGGTGCAGCATGCAAATATAACGACATCATTCCGGCGGACCATTGTCTGCATGATGTGCAGGACATGAGCCGTCTTAACCATCCGAAAGCGGACCTGTCAAAGGGGCAGTACGGAACCGTGGGGCAGGGGCTGCATATCGCCAAAAAACTGCTGCCGTTTATACCGGCGAATGCGGGCATTCTGCTGGTTCCGTGCTGTCGTGGTGGTTCAGCGTTCACCACCGGAGCTGATGGCACATACAGTGACGCGAGTGGCGCCTCGGAGAATTCAACCCGCTGGGGTGTGGACAAGCCGCTGTATAAGGACCTTATCGGTCGAACAAAAGCGGCACTGGAGAAGAACCCGAAAAATGTGCTGTTTGCCGTGGTGTGGATGCAGGGGGAATTTGATTTTGGCGGTACGCCGGCAAATCATGCCGCACAGTTTGGTGCGCTGGTTGATAAATTCCGTGCAGACCTGGCGGATATGGCAGGCCAGTGCGTCGGTGGCTCTGCTGGCGGTGTTCCCTGGATATGCGGGGACACGACGTATTTCTGGAAGCAGAAGAACGAATCCACGTACCAGACGGTGTACGGCAGCTATAAAAATAAAACGGAAAAGAATATCCATTTCGTACCGTTCATGACCGATGAGAACGGGGTGAATGTGCCGACGAACAAACCGGAAGAAGACCCGGACATTCCGGGTATCGGTTATTACGGTTCGAAATGGCGTGACAGCTCAGCCACCTGGACGTCACAGGACAGGGCGAGCCATTTCAGTTCATGGGCTCGCCGTGGGATTATTTCCGACCGTCTGGCAACTGCGATTCTGAGCTGCGCGGGTAAGTCTTCTGCGTTTGTTAATGGTACTGCCGGGGTGGTTGTTCCAGACAGACCGGTTACCACCTCAGAGTCTGTAATTTTTTACGATGCCAAAAAAGCTACAGACAATCAGCTGAAACCCTATGGCTGGGACGGTGTGTATGGCAGGCGCACACTGGTTGATGACAGCGGCAATAAAGCTCTGCGAATTGAGAAAAATAACAGCGCGAAATCCTGGTCAATGTACTGTGATATTGCTGCAGACAAGGCAAAACTTTTACTGGAAAAAGGCGGGAAATTGCTGTCCGGTTTAAAATCCCCGAAAACGTCAATCTTGAGACAACCAGAAACAAGTATGCCTTTGGTTTGTACTGGCGAATAGCGGAATGGCCGGGTGAGGGTGGTGAAGGCCATCTGAGTTCTTTCTTTGTCCAGACAGATAAAGCCAGTATTAATGTTGCATACCATCATACAGTTAATCAACAAAAAGAACTTGGCACGTTTGGCGCATTCGACCATGACTGGCATACGCTTGCATTTAAATTTAAGGGCAGTAACAGCATTAATGTTACTCCGGTGCTCGATGGTGTGGATGGACAGGCGTTTGACCTGGTGAAATGGGCCAATACTGCTAATGGACTCAACAGGTTTGTCATTACGGATATTACAGGTAGTGCAGAAACCTACCCTGTACTTATTGATACGGTGGAAGTTAAAGCAAACAAAGCTGGAGCAGCCGCATAATTGCTAAAAAAAGCCGCCAGCGGCAGGAATGGAAGCTGGCGGAGGTAATCCCAATGGAGAATGTAAAGAAAAGATGCTTTCGTACATTGGTTTTTAAATGAAAACAATTCTCATTGTCAACCATAACGGTAAGAAATTATGACATTTATTCATCAGGTGATGCTGTACTTCTGTACGGCGGTCTGTGTGCTGTATCTTCTTTCGGGTGGGTACAGGGCTGTGCGCGATTTCTGGTGCAGGCAGATTGATAAAAGGGCCGCTGAGAAAATCAGCGCCAGTCAGTCAGCCGGAAGCAAACCCGAAGAGCCCGTTACTCCTTAACAACCCCTTTCAGCGAGAAAATCCCATGTCAGAAATCACATCCCTGGTCACTGCAGAGGCAGTGAAGGAAGTCCTGCGCTCTGAAGAAGTCCGGAGCGCACTGAAACAGAAACTTCGCCAGAACCTTGAGTCGCGTCTTGATGCAGAAGTGGATGCCATTCTGGATGAGCTGCTGGGCGTACCAGCGGTTCCTGAGCCGGAAGGTATCGCGGGTGACGGGAGTGCTTCAGATGGCGGTGAACCTACACCTGACAGCGACATGATGATGTAAGCATGCGCAAGGGACCATCGGTGTGTGCCGGTGGTCTTTATATTGTTGTGAGCTTCCGGATTGCGGGAGACGGGGTATGTACCAGATGGAAAAAATCACAACAGGTGTGTCATACACCACGTCAGCGGTGGGAACGGGCTACTGGTTCCTGCAGTTGCTGGACAGGGTTTCCCCGTCTCAGTGGGCGGCAATAGGCGTGCTGGGGAGTCTGCTGTTTGGGCTGCTGACGTACCTGACTAACCTGTATTTCAAAATCAAAGAGGACCGGCGTAAGGCGGCGCGGGGAGAGTAAGCTGATGAGCAGGAAATTCCGCTATGGTTTATCAGCGGTCGTTCTGGCGCTGATTGCTGCGGGCGCTTCTGCGCCTGAAATCCTCGACCAGTTTCTTGACGAAAAAGAAGGTAACCACACCACGGCATACCGTGATGGTGCGGGTATCTGGACTATCTGCCGCGGTGCCATCCTGGTGGATGGCAAACCTGTCGTTCCGGGCATGAAGTTGTCGAAGGAAAAATGCGACCGGGTTAACGCCATTGAGCGTGATAAGGCGCTGGCATGGGTGGAGAAAAACATCAGAGTGCCACTGACCGAACCGCAGAAAGCGGGCATCGCGTCATTCTGTCCGTACAACATCGGGCCTTCGAAATGCTTCACCTCAACGTTTTACCGGAAACTGAACGCAGGAGACCGGAAAGGTGCATGTGCTGAAATCCGCCGATGGATATATGACGGCGGCAGGGACTGTCGGAACCGCTCAAATAACTGTTACGGGCAGGTATCGCGGCGTGACCAGGAGAGCGCGCTGGCGTGCTGGAGTATCGACAGATAAGCAGAATATTCTGCTGAAAAATGCCGTTGACCAACGCGAACGGATAACACGAAACCCTGCGAACTGGCAAAATTTAAGTGAGTAAAAGTAAAAACCCCGTTTGTTGGCAGCAAGCGGGGTTTTGTGTTTCTGACCTTGAATAAGGCAAGGGAGAAATTATGGGTAGGGAGGTTCTTTCCCTGTGAGGAAGTATAAAAGATTCTTTCTGAGGTTGTCCATTATGAAAGGCATTGAGGTGGAGACGCCAGCAAGTCTGGATTTAACAAGAGCGGCAGCTTTTGCCATTCGTATTGTGGCAATTGCTGTTCTGGTCTGGGCAATCCGTTGGTGGTGATATGAATCGTGTGCTGTATGGCGTGCTTATTGTCCTGCTGCTTGGTTGTGGATCGCTGTGGCTGGCAACAGACCATTACCGTGATAACGCCATCACCTACAAAGAGCAGCGAGATGATGCGAAGACAAAACTCAGCCAGGCGAACGCCACCATTGCTGACATACAGCAGCGCCAGCGTGATGTTGCTGCACTCGATGCCAGATACACTAGGGAGCTTGCTGATGCTAACGCGACTATTGAAAGTCTCCGTGCTGATGTTTCTGCTGGGCGTAAGCGCCTGCAAGTCGCCGCCACCTGTGCAAAGTCAACGACCGGAGCCAGCGGCATGGGCGATGGAGAAAGCTCAGGACTTACAGCAGATGCTGAACTCAATTATTACCGTCTCCGAAGTGGAATCGACAAGATAACCGCGCAGGTTAACTACCTGCAGGAGTACATCAGGATGCAATGCCTCGATTAACAGAGCCAGCTCAATCGCTGGCCTTTTTTATGAGGAGAGATATAACCTGAATCAATGCCAGTGCATTATCAACAAATGGATCACTGGGTAAGCTCGTTTGGTTTTAAATGTCCGTCGAGAATCAGATTGTGATTTTCCCGATGCAGAACCAGTGTGCCCATATAATCAGGTTTAAATCTCCATCCATTCATTTTTTTTGCAATTCTGGACAGACAGTGATTATGTGTGAAAATCACAGTAACATGATCTGATTTTGATATTTTAAGGATATTATTTACTGCGTTATCATCACATGTCGATATGTCCGGAATAGTTGCTGTCTTACCTCCCGAAAAAAAAGTGGCTGTCTGCATTGTTCGGAGTGTGTCTGTAGAATAGAGACTGTAGTATGGAAACATTCTTCTGAATTTATCTCCATATTGTTGAGCTTTGTTAGCTCCGTTTACTGTGATTCCCTCATGTGCTGAAAGACATATTCTTTGGGAGCGATCGCATCTTTCCCCATGCCGGATGAGAAAAATAATGGGATGTTTCTGGTTAATCTCAGTGACATCGTTCACATCAAGTCTGACTGGAGTTCTTACAATGTATATGATGGATACAGAAACGATTATGACAAGTAAAAATATAAGAAGAGATTTTGTTAGCGTTTGATTTAACATATAAATTCCCTTGTCTGTGTTGAAAATGGGCATTATTATGCGTAAATCTTATGTAATCCTTAAGGATTGTCTGACGTGGTGATATGACGCGAAATACAGTGGGTACACAGAATGCTGTGAACAACGACGAAATGGGCATTGGTAGCGGTACTGGTGCTTTTTTTATTGGTTGGTTGCTCAAGTCTTGATAAAGCGCGTTAGCTTTTTGGTATTGCCTCTTAGGTCTGTAAAATTGCCGACGGTGTCCGGCAGTGCATGCAGGGCTGATCGTCTATGAGAACAGAATATATTGCTAAAAATGAAGTGTGCGTCAATGCTTATAAAGCATGCAATTCTGTATTTCTAACTATTCAATAAAATAAATTCTTTCTGTCGCAGTGAATATACAAATGTTGATCAGCGCTCGATGTGGCGACGGGTTTCTATATCAGGAGACTTTGGCATTTATCCGCGAGGCAGCCTATCTGGTGCTGTAGTGGAATGAAGCGGATATAACCTAAATAAGGTTAAACATTAATCAGACATGGCTCTGCTGTGTGAAATCTGAAAATTTACAGCAGTCATTGTGCATCAGTTTTTAACAGAGAACGTCAGAAGGTGACATGGCAAAGCTGGACTGGAAAAAGCTGGAGCAGGCATTTCGACGCGAACATGTCAAAACCGGCATAAAGCTTCAGGACTGGTGCCGTCAGAACAATATCAGTTATGACACGGCTCGGCGGTACATTAAACTGCGCAAACACTCCCCCAGAAATACAGAGAAAAGTGCGCAGAAAAATGCGCAAATTGATGATCAAAAAAGTGCGCAGAAATCTGACGGCAACTCCAGTCATGACGAGCCTTCAGGCGATGATGGTTGTGATGAAAAATGCGCAAATTTGGCAGAAACGAAACGGACTCGTGGTTCCAGACTTTTGCCACCTTCAAATGCTTTTTCTCAGCGTAACACCCACGCCGTCAGACACCGTGGATACGCGAAGTATCTCGAGGCAGATAACCTCATAGATGATGCAGTCGGAATGGAACTTGCCGATGAACTGGTGTTTACCCGGGCCCGCGCACTTTCAGTAACAGGAACACTGAAAAAAATGTTCGCCGACCTGAAAGAGGCGGCTGACGTGGAAACCCGCGTTGCTCTGTACGACAAAATACTCAAAGCTGAACAGGCTCTTGACCGGAATATTGCCCGTATCGAGTCAATTGAACGCTCATTGCTGACGCTGGACGTTCTGGCTGAAACAGCACCAAAACTTCGTGCTGACCGGGAAAGAACCAACGCTGCCAGAGATAAACTCAGAGCGGAAACCGATATTCTGACCAGCCAGCGTCGGGGCGTTGTTACGCCTGTCAGTGACATCGTGTCATCGCTGCATGAAATGAGTAATTCGGGGAGACTGGATGACATTCCGGAAGAATGAACCGCGATGTGATGAACCGTCAGAAATGACAGAGGCCGAACAACGTCTGTTCATCATGACTAAACTGAGCAATCCCTGGTGGCGGCTCAATCATCTCTACAAGATACAGAACGAAAAAGGTGAGCTGGTCACCTTCAGAATGCGACCGGCGCAGCGCCAGTTGTTCCGGAGCATGCACAATAAAAATATTATCCTGAAAGCACGCCAGCTGGGGTTTTCCACGGCCATTGATATTTATCTTCTCGACCAGGCATTATTCATACCGCATCTCAAATGCGGGATTGTCGCTCAGGATAAACAGGCTGCCAGTGAAATTTTCCGCACCAAAATTGCTGTACCGTTTGATCATCTTCCTGACTGGCTGAGAGCCTCATTCACCATCGTTGAACGTCGTAGCGGAGCCAGCGGTGGCTATATCCTGTTTGGGCACGGCTCGAGTATCCAGGTGGCAACCTCATTCCGTTCAGGTACGGTGCAGCGCCTGCATATCTCAGAGCACGGCAAAATTTGCGCAAAATATCCGGCTAAGGCGAAAGAGCTGCGAACCGGTACACTTAATGCCGTCTCTGATGAGTGCATTATTTTTGATGAGTCCACTGCTGAAGGTGTGGGTGGCGATTTTTACGAGATGAGTAACCGGGCACAGGAAATCACTGCATCAGGGCTGGCGCTGACGCCACAGGATTATAAATTCCATTTTTACGCCTGGTGGCAGGATCTCAAATACAGCGCCAGAGTGCCGGAAAGCGGACTTAAGCTGTCACGGGAAAAAACAGCGTATTTTTCTGCGGTTGAAAAAGCAATGAACATCACGCTTACCGATGAGCAGAAACACTGGTACATCTGCAAGGAAACTGAACAGCGTGAGGAAATGAAGCAGGAGTTTCCCTCAACACCACAGGAGGCGTTTCTGACGTCCGGACGACGGGTGTTCAGTGCGGAAAGCACGCTGCAGGCAGAGTCATTCTGTTCGCCACCGCTGATTGTTTATGACATTGAACCGGTTACAGGAACGAAGACCAAAGCGCAGTCTCTGCGTGACGGGAATAAAGCCGAACAGCACCGGACGCTGATGAATTATCTGCTGGTCTGGGAGCTACCGGATCCGGATGAAGAGTATGTATGCGGAGCGGATACCGCTGAGGGGCTGGAGCACGGAGACCGCTCATCGCTGGATATCATCAGATGTAGTAATGGTGAGCAGGTAGCCCACTGGTTTGGTCATCTCGATGCGGAGCTTTTCGCTCATCTCATTGCGCAGGTCTGCCGTATGTACAACAACGCGTTTGTGGGGCCGGAGCGTAACAATCACGGACATGCCGTTATCCTGAAACTCCGGGAACTCTATCCGACGCGTTATATCTACAACGAACAGCACCTTGACCAGGCATATGACGACGATACGCCCCGTCTTGGCTGGCTGACAACCCGCCAGAGTAAACCGGTCCTGACTGAGGGAATGAAAACGCTGCTGAATAACGGCCTGTCGGGGATCCGCTGGACGGGCACATTATCAGAAATGAACACCTACGTTTATGACGCGAAAGGCTCCATGAATGCACAGGAAGGCTGTTTTGATGATCAGCTTATGAGCTACATGATTGCCCAGGAGATGCGCGCCAGAATGCCGGTGAGGGTAAGACAGAAAACGGATAAACGCAGAACCACACACTGGATGGCTCACTGATGAAAAATGAAACTAATACCATGGCGACGAAAAACGACAACGGAGCCACGCCGCGTTTTTCTCAGCGCCAGTTACAGGCGCTTTGTTCTGATATTGACAGTCAGCCTAAATGGCGCGATGCCGCAAACAAGGCCTGTGCGTATTACGATGGTGACCAGTTGCCACCAGAAGTTCTTCAGGTACTGAAAGATCGCGGTCAGCCGATGACTATCCATAACCTCATCGCGCCTACCGTTGATGGTGTTCTGGGAATGGAGGCCAAAACACGGACTGATCTGGTGGTGATGTCAGACGAACCAGATGATGAAACTGAAAAACTGGCTGAAGCTATTAATGCTGAATTTGCCGATGCATGCCGCCTTGGCAATATGAATAAAGCCCGCTCTGATGCCTATGCGGAACAAATCAAGGCGGGGCTCAGCTGGGTGGAGGTCAGACGGAACAGCGATCCGTTCGGGCCTGAGTTTAAGGTGTCTACTGTCAGCCGGAAAGAAGTGTTCTGGGACTGGCTCAGCCGGGAAGCTGATTTAAGTGACTGCCGCTGGCTGATGCGCCGCCGCTGGATGGATACCGATGAGGCAAAAGCCACATTCCCGGGAATGGCTCAGGTTATCGATTATGCCATTGATGACTGGCGTGGTTTTGTCGATACCACGGTTACTGAAGGCCAGCCCAGTCCGTTGATGAGTGCATGGGAAGAGTATCAGTCATGGGATCGTAAGGAGAACGAATGGCTTCAGCGTGAACGCCGTCGTGTGCTGCTTCAGGTGGTTTATTACCGTACATTCGAGCGTCTTCCGGTGATTGAACTCAGTAATGGACGGGTGGTGGCCTTTGATAAAAATAATCTGATGCATGCGGTGGCTGTGGCATCCGGGCGGGTGCAGGTGAGAGTCGGGCGGGTAAGTCGTATTCGTGAAGCCTGGTTTGTGGGACCGCACTTTATTGTGGATCGCCCCTGCAGTGCGCCGCAGGGGATGTTCCCGCTGGTTCCCTTCTGGGGATACCGGAAGGATAAAACCGGGGAGCCTTACGGGCTGATTTCCCGGGCCATTCCGGCACAGGATGAGGTGAATTTTCGTCGTATAAAACTGACGTGGTTGCTTCAGGCCAAACGCGTGATTATGGACGAGGATGCCACCCAGTTGTCAGACAACGAGCTGATGGAGCAGATCGAGCGTCCGGATGGCATTATTAAACTGAATCCGGCCCGAAAAAATCAGAAAAGCGTTGCTGATGTTTTCCGGGTTGAACAGGATTTTCAGGTTGCCAGCCAGCAGTTTCAGGTCATGCAGGAGTCGGAAAAACTTATCCAGGACACGATGGGGGTTTATTCCGCATTTCTCGGGCAGGATTCAAATGCATCGTCCGGCGTGGCGATCAGCAACCTGGTGGAGCAGGGAGCCACAACCCTTGCCGAAATCAACGATAACTACCAGTTTGCCTGCCAGCAGGTGGGAAGGCTGTTGCTCGCTTATCTTCTCGATGGCCTGAAAAAGCGGCGTAATCATGCGGTGGTGATTAATCGTGATGATCGCCAGCGTCGCCAGACCATTGTTCTCAATGCTGAAGGTGATAATGGTGAACTGACCAATGATATTTCAAGGTTAAATACACATATTGCGCTGGCTCCTGTTCAGCAGACACCGGCGTTTAAGGCACAGCTTGCACAGCGAATGTCAGAGGTTATTCAGGGGCTGCCACCTCAGGTGCAGGCCGTCGTGCTCGACCTGTGGGTTAACCTTCTGGATGTGCCGCAGAAACAGGAATTTGTCGAACGTATTCGTGCGGCGCTGGGGACACCAAAATCACCGGATGAGATGACCCCGGAAGAGCAGCAGGCCGCTCAGCAGCAACAGGCCCAGGAGCAGCAACAACAGGAACTGCAGATGCGCGAAATGGCAGGCCGGGTGGCTAAACTGGAAGCAGAAGCTGCCAGGGCACAGGCAGCTGCGCAACGGGATAATGCTGGCGCACAACGGGATGTCGCCGCGGCACAGGGACAGCGTTATGTGGATGCGCTCAACCAGGCGCATACGGCAGAAATCATTACCGGCATACAGAATATGGAACAGGAGCAGGAAGTTCTTCAGCAACAGATGCTGCATACACTACAACAGCGGATGCATGAAATGCCGCTCTGAAAATCCTGAACTTAACGGAACCCCGTCATCGTACGGGGTTTTTGTTTCCGGAGATAAGCGTTCCGGGAGCGGTGCGCTTATTCGCGGGGCAGCGATAAGCCTTATTTACTCAACCATTCGGATCTGTCCGATAAACAGACCATGCGGAGTTATTTATGGATTTTGAATTTACGGGTGAAGAAACCCCGGAACAACTGGAAAAAATGCTGGAAGGGCTTGGGGATGTGGATATTGACGGTCACGAACAGGACGGCGTGACAGAGGCCGCCACAGAAAATCATGCGGATGAGGCAGCACAGACACAGACGGGCGATAACACTGCGGCACCGACGCCGGATGCCAGTGCTGAGCAGACGCAGGACGTGAAGGAGCCGGAGGCGAAGGGTGTGCTCACCCGCGATGGTAAACACGTCATTCCCTATGAAGTCCTTGAGGCTGAACGTTCCGGTAAGCAGCGGGCCGAACAGGAAGCCGCACTTCTTCGGGGACAGATAGCCGAAGAAAAACGCCTGGTTGAACTGCTGACGTCTCAGATCCACCAGGCCGGTATGAAACCCGCACCGTTACCGGAAAACGAAAAAATCTCTGATGAGAAGATTGCCCGTATCAGGGAGATGTATCCGGAAATTGGTGACGCGGTGGCTTCGCTCATCCGTAAAAATAACTATCTCCAGTCCCGTGTTCAGCAATCAGCACAGCAGGCAGAAGGTCATGGTGGTGAGGATTTATCACCGGTTCTTGATGCGATGAATGCCGTGCCGGTGCTGAAAACGTGGCAGAACTCCGATCCGGATCGCTTCTCGGTTGCCGTATCCATCGACGGGAAGCTCCAGAATGACCCCGCATGGAAAGACAAACCGCTCACTGAACGTTTCGCCGAAGTGGCCCGCCGTACGCAGCTTGCTTTCGGTGAAGCCAGTGAGCCGCCTTCTGATGACAAGGCAGACAACACGGATATCCGGAAAACTGCGGAAGAAAAAGTGAAAGCCGCTGAACGGGAGATGGCAGTGCCTGCTTCCCCGTCAGAGCTTGGCAACACGGCTTCCGTCGGAACCGGTGATAATTTTGAACGGTTACTTGGTGCTTCCCATACCGAAATTGAAGCAGCCATGCGAGGCATGACGGACGCTGAAATTGACGCGATTCTGGAAAAACTCGGGTAACCACTGAAGGAGTACTGACGTAATGACCACAGTAACAACAGCCCAGGCGAATAAGCTGTATCAGGTGGCGCTTTTCACGGCTGCCAACCGCAACCGCTCAATGGTGAATATACTCACTGAACAGCAGGATGCACCAAAAGCAGTTTCGCCTGACAAGAAAAGCACGAAGCAGACCAGTGCCGGTGCACCGGTTGTGCGAATCACGGACCTCAACAAACAGGCCGGTGATGAAGTGACGTTCAGCATCATGCACAAACTCTCTAAACGTCCGACGATGGGGGATGAGCGCGTTGAAGGCCGTGGTGAAGACCTCAGCCATGCTGATTTTTCCCTGAAAATTAATCAGGGCCGTCACCTGGTGGATGCGGGCGGACGTATGAGCCAGCAGCGTACGAAGTTCAACCTGGCATCCTCTGCCAGAACGCTGCTGGGTACGTACTTTAACGACCTGCAGGACCAGTGTGCGATAGTGCATCTTGCCGGTGCCCGCGGTGATTTTGTTGCTGATGACACCATTCTGCCAACGGCAGATCACCCTGAATTCAAAAAAATCATGATCAACGACGTACTGCCGCCGACGCATGATCGTCATTTTTTCGGTGGGGATGCGACGAGTTTTGAAGGTATTGACCAGTCTGACCTGTTCACCCTTGCGCTGGTCGATAATCTCTCGTTGTTTATTGACGAGATGGCTCATCCGTTACAACCGGTACGCCTGTCCGGTGATGAGCTGTATGGCGAAGATCCGTATTACGTCCTCTACGTCACGCCGCGTCAGTGGAATGACTGGTACACCTCCACGTCCGGCAAGGACTGGAACCAGATGATGACGCGTGCCGTAAACCGCTCAAAAGGGTTTAACCATCCGCTGTTCAAAGGCGAATGTGCGATGTGGCGCAATATTCTGGTCCGTAAGTATGCGGGGATGCCGATCCGTTTCTATAAGGACTCAAAGGTCCTTGTATCGAAAAACGATATGGCAGCAACCACAGAGGAGAAGCAGGCCAAGACCAACATCGACCGTGCCATGCTGCTGGGGGCTCAGGCGCTGGCGAATGCGTACGGCCAGAAGGGCGGCGGCCACTTCAACATGGTTGAGAAGAAAACGGATATGGATAACCGTACTGAGATAGCAATCAGCTGGATCAACGGTCTGAAAAAAATCCGTTTCCCCGAGAAGAGCGGCAAGATGCAGGATCACGGCGTTATTGCCGTTGATACCGCAGTGAAGCTCTGATTTTTCCTTTCCCCATGCCGGGTTATCGCCCGGCTTTTTCAGGAGTCATTAATTATGGCAAAGACTATCCTTGCTCCATCACTGAGTGAGCGGATTTATTCAGGTACGCACGGTAATGAGTCGGTGGCAGAAGGTGTGTTTACAGTGAACGCTGCGGAAGCGGACAGTGTTATTCATCTTCTTTCACTGCCAGTTGGTATCCGTATCAACTCACTGCAACTGGTTTCAACGGGCGGTCTGGGTACTGCAACCGTCAGCATTAAGTCCGGTGAGCATGTTCTCATCGATAACAGCGAAGCTGTTTCTGCAAAATTTGCCAGATATGTGCCCGTGGAGCCGTACACCACACTGCGTGACGGGGAGCTGGTTACGGTCACCATTAAGACAGCTGCTGCGACCGGTACCCTGAATGTTCTGCTGCGTTATACCGTGGTGGGATACTGATATAAACCTTCCGGCCCGCGTCATGCGGGCTTTTTTATCCGGGGAATTATATGAGCGAGAAAATTGCCGTTGTCTATATCGGCCCCAAACCCGTGAAAAAGGATACCCTTACCGGGAGTCGTACACTGTTCCCGCGTCTTGAGCCGGTGCATGTTGACAGCGCGCTTGCCTGGCAGTTGCTGGCCTTTCCGGATGTCTGGGTTCGTCATGAAGAGCTTGATGGTGTGCTCAAAAAGCAACAACAGGATGAGCAGTTGCGGCAGGCACAGCAGGCGCAGGAAAGAGAACAGCTTGCTCTTGCAGAAGCGGAGAACAGTTTTGTGGTTAGCGTTGGTGGTCAGGATGTGGATTTGAGCAAACTCACGTCCGCACGGCTGGCAACGTTGTGTGAGGCAGAAGAGCTGAATATTCACAAAGACCCGAAAGAAACGGCTGATGCATTTCGTGTCCGTGTGCGTGAGGCATTTCGCCGTCGTGTTGCGGAGACTGAACAGCATGGCGGAACTGACTGATTTTTTACCGTATGTCCGTCGCCATATCAGTGGTCCGCTGAACATTATGATGACGGATGCGTTATCCATGTCGGCAGTGGCATTCTGCCGTCAGTCCCTGTTGTGCCGCCGTGAAGCCACGCTGTCACCGTCAGCCGGAGAGGACTGTGTGCTGCCATATGACGCGGAGAATGAAGAGTGCGTACATATTATTCGTATCCTCGCTGACGGGCGTGAGCTTTTTGCCGGTCATGATGTGGAAATCCGCCCGGGGCGGGTAATGCATTTTGCCTGTTCGCCCGGAGAGGTGAGTGTGCTTTATGCCGTTGCTCCGAAAGCAGGGAGCCGTCAGGTGCAGGATGAACTGCGGGCATGGTCTGAAGAAGTGGCTGCAGGGGCGCTTGAACGGTTGTTCATGCAGACCGGGGTTTCATGGTCAGACCCGTCGCGCGCACAGTATTTCTCTGTGCTGTTTTCTGAGGGTATCCGTCGGGCATATCGCGACACACTGGCGACAAGTCCGTACTCCTCATACCGCAATCCTGTCCGCAGACAAAGGTTTTACTGATGACGACGATTACTGAAATCATCGGACGAGTGAACACGCAACTGGTTGACCCGATGATGGTGCGCTGGCCTCTGGCTGAGCTGTGTGATTATTACAATGATGCTGTGCGGGCGGTGATTCTGGCAAGGCCGGATGCAGGCGCAAGTCTGGAGACGCTGAATTGTGTTCCTGGTGCACGTCAGACTTTGCCTGATGGCGCAATACAGCTTCTTGACGTGATATGCCTCAGCGATGGCAGTGCTATAAAACCGCAATCCCGTGAGGTGCTTGATGCACAGTATCCCGACTGGCACATGCTGAGGGGGAAACCGGAATGCTTTATCAGCAGTGACCTTGCCCCGCGCGTGTTCTGGCTGTTTCCGGCACCGGAGGAGGCTGTGAGTGTTGATGCTGTGGTCAGCCGCATTCCGGAGGCGGTGTATGTTCTGACGCAGGATGATGACACGCCTGTACCGCTGGAAGAGGCTTATGTTAACCCGCTGGTTGACTGGATGTTGTTTCGTGCATTCAGCAAGGATGCAGCCGGTGGTGCAGAGTCAGGACTGGCAGCACAACATTATCAGAGTTTTGTTGAGCAGCTCGGGATTAAACAGGGTGCAGACAGTGCATTGTCTGCCCGCAAGAAGGTGTTTAACGGAGGTGGAATGTGAGTGTTGTTGTTTCGGGGACGCTGAAATCTCCTGATGGTGAGGCGATATCAGGCGCAAATATTACCCTGACGGCGCTGACAGTTTCACCGGATGCGCTCAGCGGCACCAGTGCGTCAGCAGTGACTCGTGACGGCGGGTATTACGGAATGACGATGGATCCGGGGGAGTATGCGGTTTCGGTGACGGTGAAAGGGAAGACTGCTGTCTACGGACGTGTGCGTATTGAGGGGACCGAAAGTACGGTGACGCTCAATATGCTGTTACGCCGCAGTCTTGTTGAGGTGAGCATACCCGGAGAACTGCTGACAGATTTCCGGCAGATACAGAATAATGTGGCTGATGACCTTGCCACTATTCGTCGCCTGAATGAAGACACGGCGACAAAAAACACTCAGGCCACACAGTCAAAAGACAGTGCAGCAGCCAGTGCGAAGAGTGCATCTGACAGTGCAAAGACGGCAACCAGCAGGGCGGCTGAAGCCGGACAAAAAGCCAGTGAAGCTGCAGAAGCGGCGACCCGGGCATGCGAGTCTGAAAAGGCCGCGGCAGCAGACGCGAATGATGCCAGACAACATGCTGAAACCGCCAGAGTGGCTCATGAGGCCGCCGGAGACGTTCTTAAACGTGCTGAGGCTGCTACGGTTAGTGCTGAAGAGGCCAGGCGTATGGCAGAGAATGCCAGAGGCCCTAAAGGTGATACCGGACCGAAAGGTGATGCAGGCCCTCGTGGAGAAACAGGTCCACAAGGCGCACAAGGACCACGCGGTGAAACAGGACCGGTGGGGCCGCAAGGAGAGCGGGGGATTCAGGGGCCTGCTGGTCCACGAGGTGAAACCGGGGCCAGAGGTGAAAAAGGAGCCCCGGAGACCCGGGGGACCACCCGGGCCGAAAGGTGATGCAGGACCTAAAGGTGACACCGGACCAGCCGGTCCCGCAGGTGAAAAAGGTGAGCCGGGAGAACGAGGGCCTCAGGGAGAGCAGGGGCTACGCGGACCTGCAGGAGAGAGAGGCCCGGCGGGGCCGCAGGGACCGAAAGGAGATGCCGGTGCGACAGGTCCGGCAGGTCCGAAAGGTGAACGAGGCGAAGCTGGGCCTCAGGGCCCCCGCGGGGAGCCTGGTCCGGCGGGCAGCGCAGCAAATGTGGTGGACGCGACGACGGCACAGAAGGGAATTGTGCAGCTAAGTAGTGATACTGCCAGTAATGACGAAACAAAGGCTGCCACGTCGAAGGCTGTGAAGGCGGCAATGGATGAGGCCAAGGCGGCGAGACAGAAGGCAGAAGAGGTTGCTGCAGGTGGTGGCGTTCCCGGCCCGAAGGGAGACAAGGGCGATACGGGTCCGGCAGGCCCACAGGGACCGAAAGGGGATACGGGAGCCGCAGGCCCGGCAGGCGCACAGGGGCCAAAAGGTGACAAAGGCGATCCGGGGGTGGCTGGACCAGCAGGTCCGGCAGGGCCACAGGGACCGAAGGGAGACACAGGAGCCCCCGGGCAAGGAACAGAACTGCTTACTACTGCCAATACATGGACTCAGGCACAAACTTTTAATGGTGGTATTAATGGCAATTTGACGGTGACCGGAAACGGCTCATTTAACGATGTTCAGATCCGTTCGGATAAACGCAACAAGCGAAATGCAATACGAATAGATAATTGTCTGGAGAAGCTTGACTTGCTAACGGGTTATTTGTATGAAATACAGAATGCTGATGGCAGTTGGCAACAATCTGTGGGATTATTTGCACAGGATGCGTTAAAGGCTCAACCAGAGTTAGTTACATCTGATACAGATATCATATCTGGTGAAGAGAGATTTCGATTAAATTATAATGGTGTTATTGCGCTGTTAGTTGAAGGAATAAAAAATCTGCGTAAAGAGATTAGCGACCTTAAAGAGAAATAATAAAACAATCAGAGAACAGAGAACCATTAGTCTGAGGCAGAAGATGGTTGGTGTTATCGTCCGAATGACAGGAGGATGTTAAATGGGGTTGCTTCCGGATGGGTTGGCTCCTCTGCCGTTAGTGTAACTGGTGAAAGGTCAATGAAATCGGCAGGTGCCAAACTTAAGCTAAGTACACCGTTTTATATGTCGCAAATGGTTGGGAAAAGTGTACAGGACTTTTCTATCACTGTAGGTCGTTCAAATTTTGTTGTTTTAGTTCAGGCAACAAATATACAAATTGTTCCTGTAAACAATAACTATGGAGGGTATTCTAATAACTCAACAACGACAGGTGCTGGCTCTGCCGTTTCCAGCCGTGTGCAAACACAAAATCCGGCTGGTTCAATAAATGGTTCGTTGTTAGGTTGTTCAATTACGCATCTTTCTCAAACGCAAGACTCTACCAAGATGTATCTGGGCTTAACGAACGGGCCTAATCAAAACTTTACTCTATCATTTGATGGAACCAATATCTCATTCACACCATTATCATTTGCAAACAATACTCGGCATTATAGTGCAATAGTTTCTAAAAACTGGCTCTTTAATCAAAACGGAAAAACTATATCTGTTTATAAGGTTTAGAAGGAGTTGATAATGTACAAATGTGTTTTAGCTGTATTGATATTATTATCTGGTTGCAAATCTTTGCCAACTCCGCTTTGCCATGGTAAAGCATATTTAGGTGGGGAAGAAACTATAATGCCAATTTATGGGATTAAGAAAAGCGGGAAGTATAAATTGTATCATGCAGGGCATCACTACAACTGGCGTTGGGTTGGAGCTGGAGCATTTGACAGCACAACCTGCTCTCAAATAATGTAAATCGTATACTATGTATAAAATGTTTAGCTAATGCTAATTGATAAATTGTCATGAAACAGGCAAATCTGAAATACGTAAAGAAGCACTACACAGCAGGAGATTTTTGTGTGGCTGGGTGCAGTGGTAACGCTCTGTGCAGTGGCTGCCGTAATGATGCAATAAAAAGGGGAGCAACATGCTCCCCGACCAGAAGAAAGAAGTTTGATAACAATTAGTGAGTTGTTACGTCTTGCCCAGAATATCATAGCAACACTCTGTTGCAGTGATACCGATCGCGATTTTAGCGAATTCCATCATAAATCCCCTGATTTTTAAGCCTGAAGCAGTCAAAGGAATTTCTATGCCCTATATCGATATCACCACGATGCGTGGGATGATGCCGCGCGTTGTGACATCCATGCTGTCCGAGCATTCCGCTGTACTGGCGGAGGACTGCCATTTCCGGTTTGGTGTTATTACACCAGAACGTCAGATATCCGGGGTTGAGAAAACATTCACAATTAAGCCAAAAACAATTTTTCATTACCGTGACGATTTCTGGTTTGCATGGCCGGATGTGGTGGATGTGATCCGCAGTCCGATCGCTCAGGACCCCCACGGGCGTATTTACTACACTGACGGGCGTTTTCCTAAAGTGACGGATGCGACTATTGCCACAAAAGGGGACGGGAATCACCCGACATCATCGTATCGTCTTGGGATCCCCGCGCCGACGACAGCTCCTGTCTGTACTGTCCAGCAGGGCGGTGATGTTTCTGACGATAACCCGAATGATGATGAAACCCGGTTTTATACGGAAACCTTTGTCTCAGATTATGGTGAAGAAGGTCCGCCAGGTCCGGCGTCTCTGGAGGTAACACTCCGTACTCCGGGAACTGCGGTACAACTGGCGCTGGCTCCGGTGCCATTGCAGAATGCCAGTATTAAACGTCGCCGGATTTATCGCTCTGCATCAGGTGGAGGGGAGTCGGATTTTTTACTTGTGGCTGAACTGGATGCATCCGTGCTCAGTTACACGGACAAAATACCGGCGAAAAACCTTGGGCCTTCCCTGGCGACATGGGATTACCTGCCGCCGCCAGAGAATATGACAGGCCTTTGCCTGATGGCTAACGGTATTGCCGCCGGGTTTGCCGGTAATGAAGTGATGTTTTCGGAAGCGTATCTGCCGTATGCATGGCCGGAAGTGAATCGTCACACGACGGCAGAAGATATTGTAGCTATCTGTCCGCTGGGAACGTCACTGGTGGTGGCGACAAAGGGGGAGCCTTATTTGTTCAGTGGGGTATCACCGTCCACAATTTCTGGTTCCAAAATCCCTTCCATGCAGGCATGCCTGAGCCGAAGAAGTATGGTGGCGATGGAGGGATTCGTGCTGTATGCAGGAACAAATGGCCTGGTATCGGTTGATGCAGGCGGCAGTACAGCCGTGGTAACGGAAAAAATCATTTCACCAGAACAGTGGCAGAGTCAGTTTAATCCGTCGTCCATTGTGGCTTACTCATGGCGTGGTGAGTACATTGCCTGTTACACGAAACCTGATGGTAAGCAGGATGTGTTTGTCTTCAACCCGGTGAACATGGATATCCGCTATCTCAGTACACCGTTTGACTGCGCATGGGTTGATCTCGCAAAAGATATGATGCGCGTGGTGACAGGAGACAAAATGTCAGTGCTTGCCGGGGGCTCTCTGCCGTCCACGATAAGGTGGCATTCAAAAATTTTTTCATTGCCTGAAAGAACCTCTTTTTCCTGTATCAGGGTGAAATCTCCAGCACCTGAGCGGGTGGGGATCACCGTTATGGTTGATGATGTTCCTGTTATTCATTTTGCGCCGGGTACGTTTAAGGGAAGTGTGGTGAGACTTCCGGCAGCAACCGGGCAAAACTGGCAGGTGATGGTATCCGGATTTGGGCAGGTGGAACGAATAACCCTGAGTACATCGATGTCGGAGTTACCGATATGAGCAAAAAACCGTGGCGGGCGGGGAAGGATTTATCCGCTGTTGTGGAAAATATGGAAATTGGCACCGGGCAGCGTGGCGACGGTCGTCATGCTTTTGTGACCCGTGAAGAGCTGGTTGGCCTTAAACTTGCCCGACGTCGTACACAGGGTGGTGCCTCATATGCACTGAATCCGGGTATTGAGATTGACAGTACTTTAATGACTGTTGATTTTCCCACAAAACCGCTGAATTTTAAGGCGACAGGTGGATTTGGCTCGGTTCTTCTTGAATGGGATATGCCTAATTATCGCGGACATTCACTGACTGAAATCTGGCGGGGTACGGAGGATGACCTTGCTGATGCAGTGCTGGTTGCCACGACGCCGGGGCAGGTTTACGGCGATCCGGTTGACCCTGGCTGGTCGGGATTTTACTGGATACGTTTTGTTAACGCGGCAGGAGTGAAAGGTCCATGGAATGCTGAAAAAGGCACTCAGGCACAAACACAGATCGGCGTGAAGGCCATCATTGACCAGATCCGCGATGAGGCTGCAAAGTCGCCGGTTGTGTCCGAGCTGCGTAAAGAAATAAAAAACGCGCAGGGGCAGGCTGTAAAGGATGCTGCAATTAAGACAACCGAAGTTGTAGGGACTCTCAGGGAAGAAACGACAAGAATGGTTGTTGGTATTGAAACCCGGATTAGCACACTGGATTCGTCAACCAGTGAATCGCTTAATGAGGTCGACAAGCGCATCACTAAACTGGATAAAGAAGGCGGTGAGGCCTTCCTTGCGATGTGGTCAAAAAAAGCGGGAGTTGATGGTATCACTGCGGGGATCGGGATTGTCGCCGGAAAAGACAGTGAAGGCAGGCCTGTAAGTCAGGTTGCAATTTCTGCGTCGCAGTTGTTTGTCTTTGACCCGAATAATCCGGATAACACAGCCTATCCGTTTGCGGTATCAGGTGGCAAGGTAGTGATCCCGAAAGCGATGATTTATGACGCGGTGATTGAAACACTGGTGTCGCGGAAGGTTGTGGCGGATGAGGTAAAAGCTGGGGTAAGTATCACTTCGCCAGTTATCCGGAGTGCCGTTATTCAGAACGGAAACTTTCAGGTTGATTCTCAGGGTAACCTGAATATTGGAGGCCTTTTCAGTGTTACGTCACAAGGGCAACTGACAATTCGTTACTCTAATCAGAATGTAGGACTGGTGATCCGCAATGATAAAATTGAGGTTTATGATCAGAATGGACGACTGGCTGTTCGCATAGGCAGATTACGCTGATCAGGAGGTGAGTATTGGAATACGGTTTTGCCATTTATAACAGAAATAACGTTAATGTTACGGGCGTGCTTACTCCCATATTTTTCCTGGACAGGTTTACGGCGGAGTCGGGATCAAAAACGTATACGAATAAACCAGAAGGGAAAACATTGCAGGCAGTCTGTTCATTATTTCCGTGGAATAATGTATTTAAGGACCGGAAAGTACCGAAGATAACCATTAATGGCAATACGGTGACGTGGTCAAATCTTGAGCAGGGGATGGGGTCATATATTTATACATTCTGGGGGTGAGTTGTATGTATGGTTTAAGCATTACGAAACCAGATGGCAGCTTGTGGATAAGCCCGGGGTTTACGCCTCAGTGTCTGATCAATAAGGGAACTATTCCGGCGACTGAGAAGGCTTTTTTTAAAACGTCAATTCCGTCAGGAAAAAGTTGTTTTTTCTTTATCAGAACAGAGAAGAAGGCCGATGTCATGTACACGCATGAACAGATTGATGGATATCATGCCTTAAGGCTTCATCAAATTGTCAGGGGAACGAATCCCGGTGTTACGACTGTTTATGCTTTTGCGAATATGGTTACTCAACCTTCTGAGTATGGTATCGCCATGTATAACCCGTCGGGTGAGATGATTTACCATGGCGAAATGATGCTGCTTGACGCGAAGTTAATACCAGTTGATATCAAGTTTGAGAAGGATCTTGGATATCCATGCGCAATTATGCCTGCACTGGTTGGATATTATAACTGGAAACGAACACCTTATGACCGACCGATTTACACCACATCTACTGGTGCTACAGGAAATAAAATATATTCCTGTGAGCATTATTCCGGTGGTGCAACATGGGATATCCGAAAGCCGTATATAGATAAAGTTCTGGTTATTAGTTCCTCAATATATGATTAGCGTAAGAAAAACTTTAATAGTGTAAAACGAAAGCGTTCCTTTCAGACATCGCATCCTTTAATTCAGAGAAATACTTAAAATGAAAAGTATCATGAAATTTTTTGCGTGTGCAGTTCTGGTGATGAGTTGCTTAACTGCACAGGTAAATGCAGCATCAGGCGATAGTACGGTATCTCTCGGGTTTGCACACATACGCTTCCCCGGGCTGAAGGATTTTGTTAGAGACGCGGGTGTTTATAACCGGGATACGTTCAGGAATGTTGTAAACGTAAACCATTTTAATTCATCAGGTGAATACGAAAATGCTATTGCCCGGGGGCATGACGGCACAGCCAAAAGCCCCCTGGGGATGAGCATCAGGTATCGTTACGAGATAACTGATGAACTGGGTGTTATAGCCTCTTTTACATGGGCGCGCTCCATGACTAATGCGCAGGCATTTATTGATGTTAAGCCTTCCGCTCCATCACGAGAGGTAAAAAACCCGGCAGCTTCAGCGAGAACTGATATCAGGGCTAATTACTGGAGTCTACTATCCGGTCCTTCGTGGCGGTTTAACGAATACCTCAGTGTGTATGCAATGGCTGGTATGGGGGTTGCAAAAGTCACCACTGACTTGAAAATTAACGACAATCTTAATCATGGTGCCGGTAGTTTTTCTGAAAGTAACAGCACCAAAAAAACGTCTATTGCATGGTCTGTCGGCGCGCAATTTAACTTCAATGAAAGTGTTACTATGGACGTCACTTATGAAAGCTCAGGCTCTGGCGACTGGAAAACTGATGGTTTATTTGCAGGCATTGGCCTGAAATTCTGAGTAATACCCGACAACATGTCATAACCCGCTGTGATGGCGGGTTTTTTGTTGCCCGTGCAGGGCAAAAATCGTAGATTATGCGCGGGTGCCTTTCGGCTGATGGCTGGAAGGTGAACCTGAAGGCCTGATGTGGGGAAAGGCCCCGAGTCAAACATTTTGTTTAACCCGAGGCCCTAACCATCATACCTTAAGCAAGTAGAAGGTTAGCGCCTCTCCACTCAGGAGGCAAGCGCTATGTCGCAAAAATCGCTCATCACCGTCACAATTTGTATGACGGTAATCTTCACCATCTGGATGTTACACGGTTCGCTGTGTGAGCTCCGGCTGAATTTGTGGGGGCGGAGTTTGCGGCGTTCTTACAGTGTAAGCAGTAGGAAAACCGCGACGGGGACGAAAGTTCCCGTCAACTGGTTGCTGAGGTTCAGCCGATATGGCACTCGTTTCTGGTGAGAGAATGGACGACAAAATTCTCCGGTATATGCAGCGTGTTGTGAGAAATTCCCGCAACCCTGAATTTATGAATGAAGTTAAAGACGCCTGCCTTAAAAAGCAGGCGTTTTGCTTTGAGGCACCGGATGGTTTTCTGGTGCTGCGTTCTGTGCTCAGTGACGACGGTATCCCTTATGTTCTGGTGTTGCTGGGTGTGTGTACGGGGAGTGCCGGTGTTGAGCGTTATCTGCCGGAGGTGAAGACATTAACCCGTCTGGCTGGCGGACGCTGGGCTGAATTCCACACGGCAAGGCGGGGATTTATCCGGCTGGGAAAACGTCTGGGCTTTGAGCGAATGCCGGATGATGAGGATGGCTTCATGGTGTTCAGGATAGCGGTCTGACTGCCACTGTATTCATTATCGTGTGTAAACCAATTGCAATTCACATTCTGACCCTGCCCCGGCAGGGTTTTTTGTTATCTGAGGAGCCATAATGGGCGGAAAAAAAGGCGGTGGTGATACCAAAGTAAAACCAACAGCAGCGCAAATAGCACAGGAAGAAGTGGCCTGGAAAGGGTGGCAGGATTATCAAAAAATCCTCCGCCCGGCTGAAGATAACTTCATGGAAAAGGTCGATAACCTTAACAGTGAGCAGCAGTACGACAATATTGCTGGCACCACAAATCTGGGGTATCAGAAACAGTTTGGCGAAGCACGGAAGGAGCTGGCGGGTAATCTTACTCAGTCCGGTGTTGACCCGTCCAGTGGTCGCTTTAACGCGGTAATGAATGCGAACCAGAGTGATCAGGTAACCGGGCAGATTGACACAACCACACGGGGGCAGGTATCGCAGGCAGATAAGTATGTTGCCGGGCTACAGGATGTTGCTGCTCTCGGTTCTGGTCAAAAGGCGGATGCGTTACAGAGTTTTAACTCGCTGGCAGACAGCAGTCTGGCAAAAGCTAAATCGGACGCACAGGCTGCGTTTACGAAACAGCAGGGGCGAGCCTCTCTTGTTGGCGCTGGTCTGGGTGCGGTTGGTGCATATGCGATGCATAAGGCTGGCGGTAGCGGAGGAAGTGGCGGTGCTAAAACACCTGGCACCGGCGCTAATGCCATTCAGCATCAGGCTCAGAACTGGAGACTGTGATTATGGAGTACGGTAAATACGAAACTCTCGCAAGGGCTGGTTATTCAGGAGCAGCCCGCCCACAGGGTGACTGGCAGACGTCAGCAGCGCTGACACGCCAACAATACGACGACTGGCGAACCAGATATTTGCCCCGCGTGGCAAGGCTGGCTGACCTTGGCGAGAACAACAGCCTGATGAATGCGCAGCTTGCCCGGGTGGGCGGCCTTGCCACTTCCAGTCTCCGTACAGCGCAGATGGCGCAGGATAACCAGATGGCACGATATGGCGTTAACCGACCTGATAATCCCAACAGTAATACGCTGGGGTTACGTAATGCCCTGGCAATTGCTGGCGCGAAAAATGGTATCCGTGAAGCAGAGCAGGATCGTCAGATGAACATACTGACGGGGGCTTCTGCACCTGCAAGACAGCAACTGAGTGTTGGCGGACAACTGGTGTCAGCTTAAGGAGGAAATATGGGATACGGTTTACTGGATATTGCGAATCAGTCACGGCGTGAGGCATTACAGGGAATAAGTGATGCAGACAGACGACGTGAAGAAATTGAGGCGTCAAACAAGATGATGGCGGCGCAACAGAAAGCACAGAACAAACAGAATATCGGCACGGGAATTGGTACGGGTGCAGCTATGGGCGCTGCTGTTGGTGGTCTCCCCGGTGCGGCTATTGGTGCTGTCATAGGTGGTATTGCTGGTTCTTTGTTTTAAGGAGTGGTGAATGAGCGGATTTGCACAGGGTTTACTTGCCGGATTCAGCACGGTTGACCAGGCAATGACCCGTCGTAAGGAACTTGGTTTGCGAGAAGCACAGCTTGCTCAACAACAGAAAAATAACGAGCGCGATTTTGAATTTGCACAGTCGCAGTTTGAACATAATAAAGACGTTGATCAGCGGAACTTTGATTACAGAGCCAAAGTCGACGACCGTAATTATGCACTGCAGGAAAGGGAGTTTAACGCCAACCAGAATTACCGGAATGCGTCGCTGGGTATGGAGCAGCAGCGACTCCGGATGCAGAAATACAACCAGCGACGGCTTGAGTATAACGATATGCTGGCGCGCGATCAGCCTGTGATGGCGGCGCTTGGAAAGGCTGTGGATGCTGGCGATCGGGATGCAGCAATGCGTCTTTACGGCCAGTTGTCAGAGGGTAATCCGCTGAGGCTGATGGCGAATGATGGCTATGTAGCGAAAGCGGGTCAGGCCGTGAACAACCTGCAAAAAATCTTTGATGACAAGCCAGACAGGGCTATCGCTTCACTTAATACGCCGGAGAATCTTGATGTCCTTTCCGGGGTGTTTGGCCCGGAACTGCAACAGCGTATTGGCATGCCCGATTCAACCGGGAAAAAGACGATAAAAGAGGCCAGGATTGGCAGTATAGTACCGGCACAGCAGGAAGGGTACATACTTATCGGCCTTGATCTCACATACAGTGATGGCTCTACAGCACATAAACCCGTTACGGAATACGGCAGTGCACATCCTGATGATCAAACCGTGCTGGCGGTGCCTGTTGATAAGGCTGTTGAGCTTGTCAGGGATCGCAGTAAATTCGCGGAAATTTCGAAAAATTTCGGCTATTTCACGCCGAAGCAGCAGGGACTTTCTGCGGATCAACTTCAGAAAGGAGCCAGCCAGGTAGCGATAAAGGTTGCACAGGACGGCGGTGATGCGCAGGGAGCAGTGACGCAATATTATGCTTCGATGGGACTGCCGCAGTATCAGCAGCAAATTCAGCAGCAAAAAATTCAACAAGGGATTACCAGTTGGGCGGGTGATGATCCGGATAAGCAGGCATTTGCCAGAGAAGTGGCCTCCCGTCAGCCAGAAATGCTGGAGCCTCAGAATCAGAAATTGCTGGAACACGGGTATGCGAATTTTCTCCGTATTCAAAAGGCCAGGGGGGAACAGGCCAGGGATGATAGCGCGGCCTCTGCATCTGAGTTTATCCGTGGTCTGAAACAGAATTACGCGCAGTAATTCACCATTCCCGTTAATACTATTTCCTGATACCCGGTCATTGTGCCGGGTTTTTTTATGGAGTCTGTATGGCTTATTCCGATGAACAGCGCCCTGAAGCGCAATTTGGCAACCAGAGCCGCAACAGCCTGAACATTCAGCAGCCGGGAGAGACTGACAGCTATGATGTGTTTTTCTCCGATCCCAATCGCTGGAAGGACAACAGCACGTCGTTCAGCCTGGGCGATGTATTGCCAACTATGGGGAAAGGTGTCGCCCAGTCCGTCCGGGGGACAGGGGAAATGGCCCGTGGACTCGGTGATGCGATGATTCAGAGCCCGGTAAAAACAGGGGCACGTATTTTAAATGAGTTCAGCCGTATGGGGCTGCCGGGAGTAGCAACTGTTCAGGATATTTTTGTCGGTGGCAGCAAGGGGGCGGATGAGGTCATCGACACTCTGCCTGATGGAAAAAATGCGGTTACTGATACTGTCGGTAAAGGTCTGAAGGTCACAGGCAAGGCAGTCAGTGGCGGCGCTAAAGCCTCGGATGAATGGCTGACTGGCAAGATGTCGCCGGGGGCGCAGCGGGCGCTGAATACACCGATGACTGAAGGATATGATGATTCAGCGGTCTGGGTAGCGAAAGGGGTTAACCTGATTGGTGCGCTTGTACCGGATATGGTTGCAGGCGGTGTGACTAAAAAGCTGGGTGATGTCACTCTGCGAAAAGTGCTGACCGCCGGGCTGGAGAAAAAATACATCGCGGCAGGGATGCAGCCGGAAAGAGCCACAGCACTGGCAGCCGAAGCTGTCGATAAAAAAATGCCGGATTTTTTCCAGGCAGGCCTGATCACCCATTCCACTGTCAGTGCGCAAGGGCGGAGTGCAATGGCAGCGGCAGATGCTGTTCTTAACGCGGATTATTCTGAGCTGGCGAAGTCACCGAAATTTCAGCAGACCTTTTTGTCAATTGATGCAGATCCGCAGCACGCGCAGCTTACTGACCGCCAGAAAATGGACCTGGCAAAAGAGCGTGTTGCCGATGAGGTGCGTGCGCAACTGGCAACCGATCCTGAATTGCTGGCTGTGAATGCCATGGCGGCAAAACTGGGCGATGCTCAGTTGCTTAATCTGGCGATGCGGGGCACGGCGAAGACCGTTAAAAGCGGCATTGTCAGAAATGCCACGGAACAGGGGACGATTAATGCGGCGCAGGGTGGCTATTCACGCTATCAGGAAAACACGGCATTGCGTGAGACCGCCGGAATGGATGTGTCACCGTGGGAGGGCGTGGCTGACGCAACGATCGAAGGTGCAGCCCTTGGTGCTGCAATGGGGGCACCATTCGGTGCGGCTGCCGGATATCGTGGAAAACGTCAGGCGGCAGATGAAGCAGCCATGCGTGAGGCTGAAAGCGTTCCTCAGGACGAATCGGCTCCGCAACCCGAACCGGTTGATCCGGTGGCACAGCATCGTGAATCTATGCAGGGGATGAATCGCGAGCAGCTTCTGGAACAGTATGCTGATGCGGATATGGCACATGAGGGAGACACGTCTGCCGTTCATCGCCGGGAAGCCGCCAGCCAGCTGTTGAATGAACTGGATGAACAGGCGAAGCGACAGGCGGTGATGGATGAGCTGAAGGCGAAGCCGCGCCCTGAACTGCTTGAGGAATACCGAAAACTCAGCCAGAAGGAAGGGCGTACTGATACTGAAGAGCAGCAGTTACAGGCAATACGTGATGTGCTTCGCCCTCAGCGGGAGGCCAGACCGGAGGCACAGCCACAGCCGGAAAATGCGGATGATGGCGACGGGAGTATTTACCCGACGGTGCGGTTCCGCGATCCGGATGAAGTTCGTATTGAAATTAACGAGAGTGGTGCGTCCAGACCAGCAGAACGCATTGAAAAGGTGCGTCCGGACAACCGTTATTTCACGGATGAAAAAAGTGCTCTGGGGAGCGACGTTTTCCGCAATGCCAGCGCCACCGGCCTGAAACCGTCCGTAGTGAAGAAAGGCGAGAATCAGTATGCCGTTGAAATGGATAATCCTGCGTTCTCTGAAGATGTGGCAACGGAGACCATTAACACTCTGGCTGACGGAGAGCGTATTACTGATGCTGATCCGATGGAACAGCCCGCGTTCATGCGTGACCCGCGATTCCGTGGTTTTACGGGGGATGATACAGAAGTGCAGGCCCGTCTTGCCCGTGGCAACGCGCCGACGGCGGAAGAACTGGTGCGTTCCCAGATGGCTGAAGGTGATGCCGGTCCGACAGCACAGGAGTTAACTGAGCGTCCACGCCTTCCCGCTCCCGGCGATATTCATCCCGGACAGGGATATCCGTTACCAGGAGAAGTGGCGCGTACGCCGGATGAAAATCAGGCCGGACGTGGTGGTCGTTTTACCACAACCGGTGAGGTGAAGGGCCAGAGTTTCCAGAAAGGACGTGAGCAGGCACCGGAAAATGCCGCTGGTCGCCAGGGGGAAATACTGGAGGGCGAAACAGTTCGTCGTGGTCTGCCGTCACCGGATGAGCAGAACGCCACAGCACCAGTGCGTGAAGGACTTCCTGCACCTGAAAGTCAGCGTGGGGTTGATATGCCACAGCCTGAATCACTCCCTCGTATGGTTCGTGACTCCCTTCCGGAACTGGCACAGCAGGCAGAAGCACGCAGACAGACCGGGGATAATCGCCAGACCATAACCGATGTTCCGGATACTGAGGTGCCGGTGCCGGTAGATAAACCGAGCACTCACCAGCAGGTGCGTGGTGCGAAAATTGAAGACTTTGGCGAGGAGATTAAGGGCGCGGCAAAACACCGTTATGCGCAGCTTGCTGAAGCTATGGGTAAAACGCTGGAGGATGGGGAGTACGCGACACAACCACTGAGCAAACTGTTTCCAAAGCCGGATTATGCCCGTCTGGAAAAAGAAGGTGTGGATAGTGACACGCTGGCAATGATGGCGTTGTATCGCAGTGAAATTCCCACCAGAACAAGCCGTAACATGCAGAAATGGATCAGCATTGTTAAAAGCGGTCGCGAAGCTACTGCCGGTATGCTGGAGGGGAAAATTCCGGCAGCGAAACTGGCTGATATGATGGACAGTAAGCCGGGGTTACGGAGCATGTCGGATACCTGGAAACTGCTCCGTACGCTTTCTGCATTGCAGATTGATAAAGCATCCGGCTATCGTGTCAGGTCCGGTGTTTATTCGTTTGTCGGGGAAAACGTTACGATCCGCCGCAAATGATGTATTCGCTTCGTGATAGCAAGGGGCGCGACCTCTTTTTCTCGGAAAGCCGGGATGAGTTACTGAAAAAGGCGAAAGCATATTTCGATGAACAAGGCTCCAGAGAAAGGGAAACGCCAGCAACCTCTGCTGATGACAGAATAACCTTTGACGTGTACCGGCATAAGGCCAGTGGCGACATTTTTATCGGTTATGGCAAAAACAGGCAGAAACTGAAGGGCGGTTTTGAGTCTGCCCGTGATGCACATGATTATGTGCGCACACATCGTGATGAGCTGGTTAATCAGGTGAAGGCGCTGCGTGAAGTCTCGCGTGAGGAGCAGCGTAACGCCACCAACCGCGATCGTACCGGACCAGAACGCCGCAAGGGGATGTTTCGCCGGAGCAGTTCAGTGATGCGTTTGGTTTTCGTGGTGTGCAGTTTGGTAATTATGTGGAAAGTCCGCGTCGTCAGGCTGATTTGAACCGGGCTTATGACTCGCTGCATGACCTGGCTGACGTGCTGAACGTGCCGACAAAAGCGCTTTCTCTGAACGGTCGTCTTGGGCTTGCTTTTGGTGCCCGTGGTAAGGGTAAGGCGGCGGCACACTATGAGCCGGGTGAGGTGGCAATCAACCTGACAAAAGGTAACGGACCGGGGGCGCTGGCCCACGAATGGTTCCATTCACTGGATAATTATTTTGGTCGTTATGATGTTTCCACTGACGGGAAGATCACGTCAGGTGGCGACTATATGACGGAAGCACAGCGTGCCGGGCGCGTATTTAAAGACGGCAGGTATGTTGATGCGGAATATCCGGTACGTCAGGAGGTTTACGACGCGTTTAAAGGCGTGATGAAAGCCATTAACAGCAGTGACATGTTGCGTCGTTCTGAACGCCTGGATGGCGTTCGTTCAAAACCGTACTGGTCAACGGATGTTGAAATGGCGGCGCGAGCCTTTGAGCGTTATGTTCAGGATAAAGCGCGTATGGCTGGCGTGGAGAATGATTATCTGGTCAATATCCGTAAGGCGGATGACCATGGACAGCTGGACACCTACGCTTATCCGACGAATGCAGAACTGGATGGCGGTATTCGTGAGGCATTCGATCACTTGTTCCGAACACTGAAAACCCGTGAGACGGACAAGGGAGTTGAGTTTTATTCCCGTAAGGGCGTGACCCGCACACCTGAAGGCAATCTGATTTCGGATGTTAACCGCAGTGCGGAAGCCAAAGGCAGTCCGGTCCCGCAGGTTGAAGCTGTTGCCCGTGGCGTGATTAGTGGCATTAAGGACAGTGACCTGAAGGTCCGCGTGGTGAAGTCACAGAAAGAGGCTGAAGCACTGGCGGGTGAATCATTCGACGGTTACGGCAAGGTGCACGCGTTCTATCGTCCGGATAAACGTGAAATTGTCCTGGTGGCGGATAACATCCCTGACGGGCGGACCGTTCGCGAGAAGTTACGTCACGAGATTATTCACCATGCAATGGAGCATGTAGTCACGCCAGCGGAATATCAGACGATTATTAAGACCGTGCTGAAAACCCGTGACAGTGATAACGCCACCATCCGTGAAGTCTGGCGTAAGGTTGATGCGTCTTATGGTAAGGAATCACCGGAAGTGCAGGCGGGTGAATTTCTGGCGCATATGGCAGAGAAGCAGCCGATTAAATTCGTGGCGGCATGGGAGCGTGTTGTTGCCCTGGTCAAAGGGGTACTGCGTCGTACGGGGTTACTGAAGCCGACGGAACTGAACGATATCAGACTTGTTCGCGAAACTATTCGCACGTTAGGCCAGCGTGTGCGGGAAGGTTACACGCCGCGTGAGGATGGCGCGGACGCATCGTCTCAGTACTCCCGTAGCGGTAAGCCTGATCCGTTCAAAGTGCCGGAAGGTGAGGGCGAGCGTTATCGTGATGACCTTGCCAGAATGATGAAGTCTCTGCGCTCAACGGATTTAACGGTAAACATCGGGCGTACGCCGCCGGTATTGCGTCACCTTGGCGCACCAGATTTGCCGCTGGTTATCTCCCGCGACACTGTGCGTAAGGCCACCAATGGTGTGAAACATGTGGTGCCGATGGATGTTATCGAGAGACTACCGGAACTGATGCACGATCCGGATGCAATTTACCGTTCCGCGACAGAAAGAAACGCGGTTGTGATGCTGCTTGATGCCGTGGATAAAAATGGTGATCCGGTGGTGTCAGCGGTACACATGAAGGCTGTCCGGTCGCGCCTGGAAATCAACAAGGTGGCATCTGTTTACGGTACGGAAAACGGGAAAAAACTGAAGAGTATGGAAATGACCGGTTTAACGTTGTACCGGAGAGAAAAATTAAGCCGCGATAACCTTCTGCACAGAGGGCTCCAATTGCCCAAAGGGGAACATTCTTATCGCGGCTCTGTTGATAAAATACTCTATCCTGAAGATATTCGCAAGGGGCCGTATTACTCCCGCACCAGCAGTCTGACGCCGGAAGAGACAATTGCATCCCGTTTTGTTCGCCAGATGCAGGATAAATTCCAGGTGCTGAAGGCGGTGCAGGAGAATATCCGTAAAACTGGCGGAAAAATAGATGACAGCAATAACGCCTATATGGCTGAAGAACTCTTCCACGGGAAGGCGGAAAACGACCTGAACGTAATGAAGGAGCGCTACGTTCAGCCGCTGGCCAAATTGCTGGCGGACTACAAAATTGCGCAGGCCGATCTGGATGAGTACCTCTACGCCCGTCACGCGCCGGAACGTAACGCGCATATTGCGAAAATCAACCCGAAAATGCCGGACGGCGGTTCGGGGATGACCAACGCGGAAGCGGCGGAAATCATGCAGCGTGTGCGTAACAGCGGCAAACAGGCACAGTATGACCGTCTGGCAGGGATTATTGACGATATGCTGGCCCGTCGCCGTGAGATTATCCGTGAGGCAGGACTGGAAGAGAGCGGCGTGGTGGATGCCTGGCAGAAAGCCTACCGTTACTACGTCCCCCTGAAAGGGCAGGATGTTGACGGTGTGGTGTCACAGCCACGTACAGGCAAGGGATTCACCATCGGCGGGCGTGAAAGTAAGCAGGCCATGGGGCGTGCATCCCGCGCACAGTCTCCTTCCACTCAGGCGATACAGGATTTGAGTGAATCGCTGATCCGCAATCGCAAAAATGAAGTGGGTAACGCCTTCCTGAAACTGGTACAGGATAATCCCGACAAGGATTACTGGCAGGTATTCACTGATGACAGACCGGATACAATGCGTGTGATTGCAGAGCGCAAGGACCAGGAAACTGGTGAAACCATTCGCGAAGTTGTCGAGCGCCCTGTGCCGATGGCAATGATGGCGGATCGCTACTTCACCACCAAAAAGGACGGCAAAACTTACTACATTAAACTTCATGATCCGCGCCTGATGCGTGCGATGAAGAACATGGGGCCGGAAACCAGTAACGCCGTAATCCGTACGCTGGGGAAAGTTAACCGCTTCCTGGCAACGGTGAACACGTCGTATAACCCGGAATTTCTGGTCAGTAACTTCATCCGTGACGTGCAGACTGCGGTGATGAACCTGAAGGCTGAGCAGGGAAGAAGCGACGGCAAACTGAAAGGGCTGGATAACTTATCCGCGCTGGCTGTGGTGAAAGACAGCCGTTCCGCCATGTCAGCCGTATACGCAAGTCTGCGGGGTAAAACCCTCACGGGCAAAGGCGCACAGTGGCAGAAAGTGTGGAAAGAGTTTGTTGAGGACGGAGGTAAAACCGGCTGGTTTAACATGGGTGACCTTGAAGGCCAGCAGAAGGAAATGGATCGCCTTGTGTCGCTGGCGAAGGGCGGATGGAAAGGCCAGAGTATCGGTGCATGGCATTCGTTCCTGAACCTGGTCGAGGATGCCAACGGCGCGGTTGAAAACGCTCTGCGTCTTTCTGCCTATAAACACGCCCGTGATGCCGGTTTGTCACGCCAGCAGGCGGCATCTCTTGCCAAAAACATGACGGTGAACTTTAACCGTCGTGGTGAGCAGGGAGCGCTGATGAACTCGCTGTATATGTTTGCCAACGCCAGCATTCAGGGGACCGCAAACCTGGTGAGAACGCTCGGACATCTTAATGGCGACGGGCCGTTACTGGAGCGCCTTCGCTGGAAGAATCTCAATGTACCGCAGAAAATCGCGCTTGCAGCTGTGGGAGCGGGTTATCTGCTTGGCTCGCTTAACCGCAGTGTGGCGGGTGAGGATGATGACGGGGTTAACTGGTACGACAAGGTGCCGTATCATGTGAAAGAGCGTAACCTCGTCATTATGAAATCGATGTTCGGGGGCAGGGCCGGAGAGTACTGGAGTATTCCTCTGCCTTACGGGTACAACGTTTTCTTCCTGCTCGGGCATACCTCTGAAGGTGTGGCTGCTGGTGACCTGACGGCGTCCCGTGCTGCCGGTAATGTTGTCGGTGGTATCCTGGGGGCATTCAGCCCGATTGGCAGTGAGACGTCGGAAACGCTGTCCGGGGCATTGCTGAAAAATGCAGCACCGACAATTCTGCGTCCGTTTGCGAATCTTGCCATGAACGAAAACTTCATGGGGGCGCAGATTTACCAGGAGAACATGCCGTTTGGTACACCAAAACCTGACAGCCAGCTGGGAAGACGTTCAACGCCAGAAGCGTACAAGGCGTTTGCATTCTGGCTGAATGCGTTCTCAGGTGGCAGCCAGTATCGTCCCGGCGCGGTGGATATCACACCGGAATCGCTGAAATTCTGGATTGACTATATCTCCGGAGGGACAGGGCGCTTCATTTCCAAAACCACGGATGCGGCGGTGAAATCGCTGAATGGTATTGATATACCGGAACAGCAGGTGCCCTTCCTGGGGAAAATTTCGGGTGAGGTGATGCCGTATGCAGACCAGCAGAAGATGTACGACCGGATGACAGAGGTTGCGCAGTATCACGCAGAGCTGAAGAGTCTGACCGGTGCAGAAAGAACGGCGTTCATTGACGAGAACAACGGAAAATTGTTGATGAACGGGCTTATGCAGGATACCCGGAAGAGACTGAAGGATTTGCGCAAACAGCGCGATGCCATTTATGCCGACAGTTCTCTCAGTCTGGCGCAGCAGGCGGCGATGGTGAAATCGGTAGAGCGGGATATGAAGGTTGCCGTGGATCGGTTTAACCGCGAGTACAACAAAAAAGTGGGAGTGGATTAACAGAAATGGCCCCGTACGGAAGTGCGGGGCTGATTAAGAAATAAACACACATTAACCTGTAATAACCGGAGCTATTAACATATAGTCAGAAAGAGTATTTCATGTGAGACAGAGAGCCGATTTATGTTTAATGAAGAAAAAGTTGCGCAAATGGCAGCGTATTTGCTGAAAAAGCATGGCGGATCTATGCGTTTCATTAAGCTGATGAAGCTGATGTATCTCTCTGACCGCAAAGCAATGGAGTCTTTAACCGGGAAGGGGAGAGGTTTGAATGCTCCCCACAATTCCCCGGCATCAAATCTCCATGCAGGTGAACTATTTTACCCCCAGCGGCAAATCGCAAAAACAATCAGTGCGATCGAAATGGCAGCCACTACAATTGCAAATGCTTCAGGCTAGGTCATTGGCGTACCTCCTTCGGCGGTTCTGGTAGCGGCATCCAGAACAAGGCATTCCCTAACCACGATAAAGTGCCGTCGCTCAACTCCACGTATTCCCCTTTTACCTGTCCTGCCATATACTCGCCGTGCTTTGAATAAATTAAAATCCAATCATCTTGAGCGGGCATTCGCGCACTACAGCTTATCCAACCATCCGGAGTTACCGGCACTGGCTGAGCGGTATAAAGCGGTGTTATATCTGCCCGAAAATTACATGCTTTATGCAGCCGCACCCACCGTTCGACTTCTGCTTTGTCAGGATACATACCAGTGAACGTGTTATATTCACGGTCAATTTGCGTGAAGGTTACCTTCCACGCCACCGGCTCTGCCTCAAGCGATGCCAGTGCAATTCGTGCCAGTTCTTCCGCTTCTTCTGCTGGCAGTACAACGTTGCTACCAGGTCCGTATGTTTCGCGCCACTGTTTGATTGTCAGCAGTCGCCCTTTGGTAATAGTGATCATGCCGCGTTTCCTTCTTTCTTATTAACAATCACACCGTCATATATTTCATTAAGGTGCCCTCTCAACTCCATGCGCCTTAATGCAGATAACATGTAATCGCATTCAACCTGCTTATTCCCAGTAAATGGCTTATCGTCAGGATTACCCCAACAGCAATTACCCTTGGGCCACCCATGTACTTTCCGTACTCTTCCGTTAACAACGTGAAGTAATCCCCAGCCAGGTGGTAAATCCTCAATTGAAATAATTCCCGGCTCACTAATAAAGAATCGCCAGTCGCCCATTCCAAGAGACGGATTTTTACGAAAACGCTTTTTTCTATCTGCTAACAAGTCAGCACGAGAACACTTCGCCTCTATCAGGCATGATGCTGAATTTCTGAATCCCATAGCATCTGGCTGTTCTCCGGTACTGGTTACAGCTATAAAGCGGTCATGAAAACAAACCTTGAACCCGTTGCGCTTAAGGAACTTGTACGCAATCTGACAGAGTTCGCGGTGTGTTAATGCCATATCACTCTCCTTTGATGCGAATGCCAGCGACGCGTAATGCGTGTTCTAGGTCAATCAGGTAAAGCCAACTGCCATTTTCTTTAGGTATCATGACGTGGCGCTCATCATCATTTATCGGATGTCCATATCGAAGGCCGTAGCGAGTCGGCAAATGAACTTCCCGCGTTTCCAGCTCTTTAACGCGTTCCTCCAGTTCGTAGACCCTGCATTGTTCTCTATCATCAATCAGATATAACCCAAGACATTCGCTTTCTACCCAACCGCCAAAATCATGATCGTAACGCTCACATGAAAACTCACCGTCACCGTCCTTTGTTGGAATGGTGTAACTATCTAATGGGCCACCACATGTCGGCACATTTCCCAATGTTGGATGCTCAATCCACATGAAAAATGTACGTCCGGTTATTGGGCAAATATCTGGCCGCCATTGGTTACGAACAGCCTTGGTTTCGGATAATTCTTCAGCGTGTTGTTTTACTTCCTCAAGCTCAACACGCAGCTTCCCAACCGTAAGAGCAATTTCCTCGTTCTCCTGGTCGCGGCGTTTGATGTATTGCTGGTTTCTTTCCCGTTCATTCAGCAGTGCCAGCACGGTAGCCGGATTGGCTGCGGCGATGAATTCAGCATTGGCCTGCTGTTCCATTTGGAAATCTTCATCGAAACCGCTTTCAGGATGTGCTCCTTCAATTCTGCAAATGGGAATATATCCAGCAGCCTCGCGATGAATTAGTGCATCATCACCATCAAATCGGTTCTCTCCATATTCGAGCGACCACTCACCACGCGTTGCTTTTTCTGCCTTTTCACGCAGTACCTGATAGTTAATCTCGCTCATTTTTCTCTTCGCTCCGGTATACAAGAATTACAACGTCACCTCTGCTAATTACGCGAGCTGGACCTCCTGGCTCCATGCTGTCAATCCCGAAGGCTTCGGAAAACGCATTCATTGCCTTCTGGCGTTGATCCTGCTTACGGCATTTATTCCATTTTTTCAGTAACAACAGCGATAGCCACCGCCCGGCGCAGAACATAATGTAAAAATAACCAAGAAGCGCCAGACCTGTGTTGAGGGCCGTATCGATCGTTATAGTGGTGTCTATGCTCACTTCACACCTCTCTGTTTGTTGATAAGTTCAATATCCTGCTGGCAACTGGCGCAAGTTCGGCATCCGCGAACAGCCTGGCGTCGCCGCTCATCTATCGGATCGCCACACTCGCAACAATGAGTAGCAGATGGGGCATTACTATCGGATTTGTATTTTTGCAGGGAGAGATTGCGCTGCAATTCTTCGATTTCAGCGGCATTGTCGATGATATCTGCCATTTTCCTTTCCTTCAGGCATGAAAAAAGGAGCCGAAGCTCCTTTGGTTTCAGAATTCAAATTGTCTTGCTCTTAGTTGCGCCAGCATACTTCTGGCCCTGTGCACCGTATAGTTGGCGGGATCAAGTTTTGCTGCTTCGCGGAGCAATGTGTCGCGAGTCCGGTTGGTTATATGACGAGTTTCGTAGGCCAGATCAAACAGCTTTCCATAGTAATCAGAGTTCAGTTCTCTCATGACGGGGTATAGCTGTTTACTGAGTTGTTGGGCTTTTTCCATCCAGAGCTGCATGTAGCAAAGGAGGATGATTTCCTCGGCTGTGAATTGCGGCTGTGGTTCTGCTTGTACTGGCTGAATGTTGCGAAGTTTCTTTTCGCACTCGATGAAGTAGCGGCGTATCTGGCGGCCTTTTTCGTTACGTTCAACCATCGCAAGCTCTTTGGCTGTGTCGAGGGTGAGGTGGTATTCCTTGCGGTTGTGACCGCCTCTACCTTTTGCTTGCCAATTTTGGCAAGCAATCACAAAATCTTGATTTTCAACGAATCCATATTCACCCAGCCTGTCCTTGATCCAGTGAGCAAACATTTTACCAATACCAAGAAAAGCGTGCAGATTGCGAGCATTGCAAAGTAAAACTGGTTCGTTGTTGATGGTTCCATCGAAAACGGGAATGAGTTGATTAGTCATAATTATGACTCCTGACGTTTTAGTATTGACTGCCACCTTAGTGGGGGGGGCGGGCTTCAACTACCGCGTCAGACGGCGGAGCGTATTTCCCGAAAGGGTATTGTATTAGGCTCTCTCGACCCGCCATTGATATGGCGATACCTGTAAACAGGCATAAAAAAGCCGCAAAGCTATCGGGTGCGGTTGACCGCTGACGTTGTAGTGCGGTCAGTATGCGATAGCTCTGGCGGATTTGTCAAATCGTGCAGTAACATCCTTTTCTTCCTTGCCATTTCTCAATGATGACAAAGGGTGGATTCGGATTGGTATTGGGACAAAAGTGAGACACACAAAGCTTTGCATCGGCTTACAAAGCTTTGCATGTTTTTCAATGTTGGGACGTGTGAGCGCAGAAATGACGGGCTATCTAATTGATTTTAAACGATACGTAACCAACTTTAAAATCTTTGCACGCCAGTTCGCAGGTTTTACAGCCAGTACAGCGGCTGGAATCGATAAAAATCCATATTGTGTGGTCAT